TTGTTCTTGGAATTAATGGTTTAACAACTTGGGTAATTGGGGAAGTTAAAGCTTTTTGTGAACGAGTAGGAAAAACGGTTAAAGATTTCTTTAAAATTAAATCACCCTCAAAGTTAATGGAAGAATATGGAGCTTATGTTGGAGAGGGTTTTGCACAAGGTATGGACTCAAAACAAGAGCGTACTAAAGGCGCAGCTTATCAAATGTCAAAAGCAATTGTTGAAGCCGCAGATAAAATTATAGAAAAAGCACGAACGATGTCAGATATAGCATCAGCTAAATATGATATTGTTTCGAGTAAAATGCTAGATAGTGGAAAAACAGCAGGACTTCTTGACGCTAAATTGGGAATGTTAACAGCTCAAATGAATAATCATAACGATACTTTGCAAATTTTAAATAAAGCTTACAAAGACGTCGTTAAGGTTAAGGGAGCAACGTCTTTAGCAGCAAATGAGTTAACACTTAAAATTGCCAATGAAACAAGAGTAATAAATGCTTTAAAAATAAGTTACTCTGATGCAAAATTAAAAACAGAAGAATATAATTCATCAATTCAAAGGACTTCTTCGTTGGCAGATTTGGTAAACGCAAAGTATGCATTATCGGCAATGAGGCTGGGAGAAAACGCTTCTGCTGCAGCAAAGAATAGTCTTGAATTGCAAAGGCTAAATGAAATAAAAACGCTATCTGCTACAAAAATTCAAACATTGCAAGATAAGTATAGTAATTTAGTTACTCAAAAAGGTGTATTTAATACTCTTACTATTGCTGCAGGAATTGAGTTAGTTAAGGAACAAACTGAAATGCAAAAATTAACTAACGAAATAAATACAAGTACAAACGCTATTAAAAATCAATCTGCTGCTTGGACGGATATGGCGGGTACAGTCTATAATAAATCCAAAGAAATAGTTAGTTCTGTTTTAGGAGTTACTTCAACACTAATGACAAATGGTAATGCTATGGGAACGTTTTTGTATAGCAATGGAAATTCATATAATCCAAACACTGGGGCTATAAATCAATATCCAAATGCATTGTCAGGTGGAAGCAATTATATAGAATCACAACAAAAGTTGTATAATGCAAATAAAACGCTATTAGATGGAATTTCAAAAAAGGAAAATGTAGACCTTAGTGTAGCAACGTCAATAGCAAGTTCTAGAGGGTTGCTAAAAGTTCCAGCATTTGGTGGTGGTGGGTATGTTGATAAACCAACTTTAGCATTAGTTGGAGAAGCAGGACCAGAATATATTGTTCCAGCTAACAAAGCTAAAAATGGTGGTGGCATAAATATAACGATAACAGGAAACAATATTAGCAGTGCTTTGGATATTAATAAAATTGGTGATTTAATCGTTAAAAGATTGAAGTTAGCAGGGGTGAGATAATGGCATTTACAATGACGATTGGGGGCTCATCTAGGTCTTGGGCAAAAGGAACTTTGCAAATAAGCGATGAGCTTAATAGTAGAAATACATGTTCATTTACATTGCTAGATGGCGGAGATCAATTTAATGGAATTGAAAACAAAGCGATAGACGGCAATTTTACAACTATGAATAATTGGATCCCAGCTTATGGTAGTGGCTCTATTGCTAGTAATGTTTATTCTCTCACTGGAGACGGCTCGCAAACTGTGCCCAGGCTATACCAAATAAAAAGTTATTCGTCTTCAATTGAAGGGAAAAAGTTCTATGTTAGAGCAACTGTGCGAGTAACTAATTCAAGTTGTCTAAATTTGGCTTTGACTTTGTGCGATGGCTTAACTCCTTATCGCGAATCAGTTGTAGCCGAAGAAATAGATAATCCAACTATAAATGTATGGTATGAGCTGAGTGGAATAGTTACAATACCAAATGCGTGGAATACAAATGATGTTATTATTTATCCTTATCATTGCTATGGATCTGCAGGCGATGCAACAGGAAAAGTAATGCAAATAAAAGAAGTTAGTCTTTTTGATTTAACAGAAAAGTTTGGAGCAGGAAAGGAGCCACCTGTAAACGATGTAAACGCATTAATGAACGCCATTGGCTGGTTTGATGGGGCATATACTCGTGACCTAATGTTCAACATAGGTTCAGAAGTAATCATTACAAAAGATACTATAAAAATCTTTGCTGGGAATATATATGAGTTTGACGAAACAAAATTTGGCTCAATAGGCGTTGAATATAGTATTTCTTGTGTAGACTATAATCAATTGCTTGATCGGTTTTTTGTGGCTGAAGCATATGAAAATCAAACAGCAGATGTTATCATAAAAGCAATTATTGATACTTTTGTAAGTGGTGAAGGATTAACTTACGCAAATGTGCAAGTTGCTCCAATTGTATCAAAGGCAGTCTTTAGTTATCAAAAAATTTCAGATTGTATAACCGAATTGGCTGATTTGTTAGGATATGCTTGGTATTTAGATTATGATAAGGACTTACATTTTGTGTCAAGAGAGAGCAACTCAGCTCCAATATATTTGTCAGACAATAGTTTAAATTTTAGAGACTTGAGTATAAAAAGCACTATGGCAGATTACAGGAATTCGCAATATGTTAGGGCAGGGAATGATATTACAAGTGCCAGAACTGAAATCCTCAAGGGCGATGGAGCAAAGAAATCTTTCACACTCAAATATCCAGTTGCAAAAGTGCCAAGTGTTGCAAGTGTGGTGTATAGTGACCTAACAAATATAGTGACAAACGGAAGTTTTGAGAGTGCATTAAGCACAGGATGGGCGGTAACGTTAAACGCAACAATACAATCAACTACTAAAAAATATGGATCAAGTGCTGTAGAAGTAGTTGCAAGCACAAGCAGGGCATATTGTGCGTGTGCTAGGGATGGAGTATTTTTTGTTCCAAATGCAAACAGCAAATATTATATGTGTGCTTTCGGTTATTTAAAAAGCTATACCAGCGGAACACTTAACATCACAATCAGAGCAGCTACAGAAGGCACAGCATCAACCACCAACTACGATACAACAAAGTTGAATCAGTGGCAAAAGGTTAGTTTAATTTGGGATAGCACTGGGGCAACACTAACAAATGTTGATTACTTTTGTTTGCGTGATAACGGTATTGCAACAGGTGTTTTTGATATAGTTGTTGATGGTGTTGTGCTTATAAATCTAACTGCAAAATACGGACCTGGTAACGAACCAACACAAGTGCAAATGGATGATCTATTTGATGATTATTTTGCTACATTCCCAACAGTTGCAAAAACAATAGGCATTCAAGGCGTTGAAGAAAATAAAGATTACTATTGGAATAAAGGTGCAAAAGAAATAACTCAAGATGATAGCTCAGCCTCATTAACTTCGGCTGATACGCTTTCAATTACTTATCAAGGCTTATTTCCGATAATTGTTGAAGCTTCTAGTGATAATGAAATTGCAGAGCGCAAAGCAATAGAGGGTGGCTCTGGAATCTATGAAGAAGTAATTGAAGCAATGGAATTAGATACACAGGAATCGGCTTTAGAATATGCTGAAAGTATATTGAGAAAAAAAGGTAAAATAGCTAAAATTGTAACTTTTGAAACTGATATAGATGGCTTGAGGGCAGGACAATTAATTGACATCAATATTGTATTGCATAATTTAAGTGGACAATATCTAATAAGTCAGGTTGATAAGCAAGACTTGAGTTCTGCAACTATGCGCTATAAAGTTACTGCATTAAGCGGAGAATACTTAGGAGGCTGGGTAAGCTTCTTTAAACAGCTTGTAAAAAAAGATCAAACTTTTGTTATAAGAGAAAATGAAGTTTTAATACGCTTAAGAAAATTTTCAGAAAACGTTACTTTAACTGAAACGTTTAAAGCAACTTCTGCCGTAGCAAATAGCTTAACTAACTTCGCAGTAAATCCATATAATCCTTCAAAAGACATAATTATATTTAACAATGAATTGTATGATGTTCACGATTATACAACGAACTATGGAATTTTGACAAAAGCAACAGAGGTTGATCAATCTTGGTCATCAGCATCATATAATGGCGATGCAGGCTACTCTATATGCAATATGATTGTGCATAGCAATAAATTATATGGAGTTGCAACAAATTCAAAGCTTTTCGAATGGAATGGCGTGGATGCTTGGGTGCAAAAAGCCGCTCAATATGGAAGCCATACTTGTGCAGGAGTATCTTTGGCTATTGCAAACAATAAATTGTATGCTTTAACAGTTGCAGGAGGTTTGTTAGAGTGGAATGGAACTAATGCATGGGCTGAAAAAATAGCATCTAATGGATATAGTTTGCATAACTTGTTTTCATCTGGTTTAAATGTATTTGCTTCTAGCGGAAGTAGCTCCCCATGCGTAACTTGGGATAATTCAGCTTCAAGTTGGTCAAACTCTTCCCCCTCTGGCTTATTCATTAAGTCATCTGTAGGCTTTAGAAGAGTATTATATGGAGTAACAGATACAGGCTGTTTAAGGCCATGGGGAAGTGCTGTAGTTGCTAGTGCACCAAGTACCAATGGGTCAAATGCGAAATTATGTGTTTTATCAAAAAGCATATATATGGTTTTGAGAGACATTCCAGAAAATAAGGTAAAATGGTATAAATGGAGCGTAGGCGATTCATCGTGGACATTGTTATTCGATAAAACAATTTCTGCGTCATGTCCGCAAGACTTTTTACTCTCAGATAACACCAGGCTGTTATTAACTTATGATGATGGCAAAATAGGGGTTTTTTACCCTTAGAAAGGAGTTAAGCATGATTTTTAGTGATCAAGACAAAGCAAATGCAAACGTAAAAATTGAAGTAATAGATGTAAACACAAAAGAAATATTGCAAGTAATCGAAAAACATAATTTAGTTGTCACACTTGGAAGGTCTTTAATATGCGATCTTTTAGCAATGACAGTAGGTGTTACAGGTTTAAATTATTTTGCAGTTGGATTATCAACAACGGCAGTTACCCTTGCTGATATAAAACTAGGCACTGAGGAATTCAGAGACAGTTTTACTAAGGTTACCGTATCTGGCAATAACGTCAAGTATCAATATTATCTAGCTTCTAGTGATGCAAATGGTCATACGCTTACGGAAGCAGGGCTATTTGGGGACAATGCCACGGGAACGGCAGATACTGGAACTTTATTTGCAAGAGTTACTCATGATGGCATTTCAAAAGCAATTAATGTTGCAATAAATTATAGTTGGGATATAACATTTAATTAGGAGGAAAGTTTATGAATATTTATAATTTGCAAGAAATTATACTATTAATATCAGTAATTTTAGTTATAATTTTAATTTTTTTAAAATGGCAGCAAGCCAAGGCAATATTGTTTGCGTTAATGTTGCAAGCTAAAAGATATGCAAAAGATTCAATTTTAAATTCTGGGAAAGAGCAAGAGGATTGGGTCATAAAGCAAGCAATGAAATTTTTACCAATATCATTTAAATTGCTTGTGCCAGAGGAAATGATTAGAATTATAGTTATAAGGCTCTACAAGTCTCTTAAGGATTACTTAGACGATGGGATAATAAATAACAGTAATAGCAAATAAAAGTTTAAAGAAAAGCTTTTTAAAAACAATGGAGGGCGAGAAAATGGAAGAAAACATGAATGCACTATTGAATGAAAAAATTGAAAATCAAAGAAAAGATATTGATAGGTTGTATAATTTGTTTAACGAAACGCAATGTAAAATGAATGATACAGTGATTATTGTTACAGAAATAAAAACATCTTTTGGCTCAGTCGTAAATACTGTTAACGAGATGAAAATAAAAATAGATAAAATTACAGAAGCTCCAGCTAATAATTGGACTAGCTTAACATCAACAATTTTGACTACATCAATTGGATTAACTTTAGGATATGTAGCAAGTAAGTTATTAAAATAGGAGGATAATATATGAACATAATAGAAGAAAAATACACATGGAAAGAAAGTTCAAAATTTGTAATTAGGCAAGAAACTAATTTTATTGTTGTGCATCATGCAGCTGCTATGTCGTGTACAGCTCAAGATATTCATGGCTGGCATAGGCAAAAGGGTTGGACTGGCATAGGCTATCACTTTTTTGTAAATAAAAAAGGTGAAATATATAGAGGAAGGCCAGTTGAGGTAGAAGGCTCACACACTCTAGGCTTCAATAGCCAATCGATTGGAGTTTGTTTTGAAGGAAATTTTGAGCAAGAAGTAATGGATAGCAAAGAGCAAATAGCCTCAGGAGTGGAGTTAATTCAAAGCTTATTTAACCAATATAAAAAAGTTAGAGTCATTAGCCATAAAGGGTTAACCTCTACAGATTGCCCAGGAAAGAATTTTGATATATCTATTTTAGGTGTAATTAAAAAAGTTTCATTTAGATATAAAGATGATGAAAAAATTTCTGATTGGGCTAAAGAAGCAATTTATAAGTTGAAAGAAAAAGGCATAATGATTGGTGATGAAGAAGGGAATTTTAATCCAAAAGATATCATAACTAGAGAAGAGGTTGCAAAAGTTATTGCAAAATTGATAAATTTAATATAAGTCAAACATAACCCTCACTAACAAGTGGGGGATTTTTTTATAGTTTTTTATAAAAATATTTAAAAAAGTTTATAAAAAAGTGTTTACTTTTGCTCAAGAAAGTGTATAATAATATCAAGAGAAAGAAACAAACAAAAAAACTTAGGAGGAAAATATTATGCACATTGTTTTAAAAGATTTTTCAATAGCAGGGATAGAAAAGAAAAAAGGTGAAATAACAGCATACGATGGTGAGAAAAAAGATTATTTAATAGCAAATGGTTTTATGAAAAAATATGAGCCAAAAGTTTGGACAAAAGAAAATATAATCGAATTATTAGAAACAAGAAGAGATGCAATAGAAAGAGCAATATTAGCATTATACAGATTGCAAACAGAAGATGAACAAAGTTCACAAGAAACAAAGCATTCAAATGGTGTTGGGTTTAACGGAGCAGATGCAAGATTTATGAGCTCATTAGTTGATTGGATGATTAATAAAGGAAGAAGGTTGAGCTTTAAACAAGCAGAAGCAGCTAAAAATAAATTGAAGAAATATGCGAACCAACTTGCAAATATTGCTAATAAAAAAATAACAATAGTGTGATAGAAAAATCTGGCAAAATGCTAAAAATATTTAAAAAAAGTTTTAAAAAACTATTTACAAAAGCAAAATGTTTGTGTATAATAAAAATACTAAATTTATTAAGGAGGTAAAAAAATGCTTTACTTTATTATTAGTGGTAATATGCAAAAAGGAAGAATAAAACAAATTTGTTTAACTGCTAGAAGTGAAGGACTCGCTAGCATTGAGAATGCAAAATTAGTTTTTAAAGGTGAATATACGTTTGGTTGGCCAAGTATTGAAAAATGTAAAGGAAGTTCGGTTAATGGAGTATTATATGATATTGCAGAATCTGATTTTATTAACATAGAGAAACAAGAGATGTTTAGAAAAGACATAAAGAAGAAAAGAGCCACTATAATAAAAAAAGATGGTAAAGAAGTGAAAGCAGTAATTTTTGTAGTTGAGTCAGAAAAAAGTAGATATGAAATGCCTCTAAAAGAATGCATATTAGGAATGGCAAGGGGGTATTATGACTATAAAATAGACATTGGCGTTTTAGAAAAAGCTTTAGAAGAAAATTATAAAAATTATTATGATTTAACGATTTTAGAACAATATTAAAAAATAGAAAAGAGGAAAAATAATGGTAAGAGTATTTGACAAATCGCCCGCATATTTAAATGATATTAAAAAAAGATTGGCAAGAGAATATTATTCTTTAAGTTTAATATCAAAAACTGAGTTCGATGAAATAGAACAAAAAATTGAAGAGCTAGAAGCTTCAATTACCAAGCTGAAAGGAGTAACTAAAGATGTCACCATCGAAAGCAGTGAAAACAGCAATAATTCAAATGGAAAAAATAAAAGAAGACAAAAAAGTTCTTGACAAAAATTACGATGAAAACAGAGCATTATTGCTAAAAGAATTTAATGAAAAAAATGTAACAGAATTTATAGTAGAAGATGGCAAAGATAGTGAAATTTCGGCAATAACTTATGATTCAACCCAAATAATATATGATAAAGAAAAATTAAAAGAAAAACTTCCGAAAGACATATTAAATAAAATAACTCGTAAAGAGTTTTCGGTTGACGTTAACAAGTTAAGAGAACTAAAATCAAAAATTGATAAAAATATTTTGAAGCAGATAATTAATATAGAAAAAGTAATTGACACTTCTTTGCTAGACTATCTTTATGAAACAGAACAGTTAGATCCAGCATCTTTAAAAGGTTGTTTTGATTTAAAGAAAACAACGTTTGTAAAAGTCACTAGACGAAAGAAAAAATCAAAGTAATATAGCTTAACATTTATTGTGTTAAAGTTTCCAGATTATGTTTTAGGAAACACGAGGTGATAAAGTTTTGAAAGATACAATGGTTAGAATTTTAGATTATTATGGGTTATTAGAGAACACTAGTTTGCAAGCATCTGTAAAAATATTATGCCCATTCCATGAAGATCTAAAGCCAAGTTTATTGGTAAATTTTGAAAAAAATAATTGGTATTGCTTTGGTTGTGGTAAAACAGGATTTGCAACAGATTTTGTAAGGCAAGTTGATAGTTTAAATTCAATAGAAGCTTTGCATAAAGTTCACAAAATAATGAACTCAAAAAATAAATCAAAAATTCAAATTACAATACAAGAGAAAAGACCACCAAAAGAATTAAGAATAGAAGCTAAAGAATATTTTTATAGTTTGCCAAAGCCATCATGGAAAAACATTTCAAAACATTACATGATAAGTAGAGGCTTTACAAATAAAACGTTAATTGATCACGATGTTAGAATAAATCAAAACACAACTTATCCAGTAATATTGCCAATATTAGATATGGGGAAATTCAAAGGTTGGGTTTGTAGAAGTGATAAAGATATTGATAGAAAGTATTTATACAATACTGGTTTTAGTAGGCAAAGCACCTTATTAGGTGAATATGATAAACCTTGGGTATTTATTGCAGAAGGCTACATGGATTGGCTTAAAGCTAGACAATTTGGAATATTAAATTCAGCAGCAATACTTGGTTGGAAAATAACACCAAAGCAAATAGAAAAATTGTCTAATTATACAGATAAAGTTATATGCGGACTTGATAATACTGATTCTGGAACTAAAGGATATTTAGAATTAAAAAAACATTTTAAAGTTCGTAAGTTTAATTATCCAGAAACGATAAAAGATATTGGTGAAATGGATAAGTTCGCATTTCAAAAAGCTTGGCAAGATACAATACAAAAAGCAAACAAAAAAAGTTTGTTTTAATAAATAATAAAAAACATTAGGAGGAAAAAGAAAAATGGCTAAAGAAAAAGCAAAAAGTTTAGTGGACATGATTAAAGATAAAATTAAAAAGGGCAACAGTGGCGGATCTGTAGGGAATACATTTTACTTAAAAGATGGAATGAAAAAGAGAGTTAGATTTGTAAGTGATTTTGAAGATGGTATTCCAGTTTTATTCCATAGCAAATGGGGAGATTTCAATACTCCTTGTCTAAAATATTATGGTCAAAAATGTCCACATTGCAACTCTAAAGATAAAGATGTAAAACACGTTGAAAGCTATGCTTGGACCGTGTACAACCATGAAGATAAGAAAAGACAATTATTTATTTACAAAGCAAATCAATTCTCTCCGGTTCCAGACATGATAGCGTTTTACGAGTCATATGGAACTTTATTAGATAGGGATTATGTTATCTCAAAAATAGGTGAAAAGCTAGCCACATCTTACACTACAGTTCCAATGGATAAAGAAAGATTTAAGAAAAAAGACATAGAAGCATTCACAAACAAAGAAATATTTGAAATGTTGAAAGCAATTTATGGCCAAGATATGGATTTAAAAGATGAAGACATTGATGACGAAGATGAAGATGAAATTGACGATGATGAAGAAGATGAGATTCCATTTGATGCAGATGAAGATGATGATGAAGAAGAAGTGAAGCCAAAGAAAAAAGCAAAAAAAGAAGAACCAAAGAAAAAAGAAAAAAGCAAACAAAAGAAAAAAGTTGATGATGATGATGATGATGATGATGATGGCTATTTTGAAGATGATGAAGAAGAGGAAGAAGAAGTTAAGCCAAAGAAAAAGAAAGGTAAAAAATAATATGAATGACAGGTTTCAAGAAATTTTTGATAAACAAAAATCTTTGCAAACTCTGTTAACTGAGAAGGAGCATCCTGGAGAATATCCAGAGCTTCTTCCAGGCCATATAACGGGCTTAATGTCAGAGTTAGGTGAAATATTAGCAGAACATCAAGGCTGGAAACACTGGAAGAAAAATAAAAAAGAAGTTGTATGGGAAAATGTAAAAGAAGAAGTTGTGGATGCTTTTCATTATATGATAAACATTGCATTGGTTTTAAAAATGGATGCTGATGATTTGTATGATGGTTTTATAAAGAAAAATAAAGAAAACATAGAAAGACAAAATTCTAATTATTAGGAGGAAATAACAAATGAGAAAGGCAATGATAGTTCAACCGATGAATGGGTTAGCCGATGAAGAAATATTGGAAGTTAAAGCTAAAGCCACAGAAAGATTAAACCAATTAGGGTTTGATGTTGTTAATACATTTTTTGAACATGGTATTACAGCATTAGGAGTGAAGAATAGACTATTGTACTTATTGGCAAAATCACTTGAGAAAATGAGTCTATGTGATGCAGTTTATTTTTGCAAGGGGTGGGAAAATGCTAGAGGTTGTAAAATTGAACATGAAGTAGCAGAGGCATACGGAATAGAAATAATCTATCAATAATTAAATTTTAGGAGGGAATATGATAATAATTTTAGAAGGAGTTAACAGAGTTGGAAAAACTACTTTAGCACAATATTTGCAAAATAAATATAATATAACTTATTTTAACGATAGATGCTTTATAGATAATACTAGAAGCGATGTAAGCAGAGTAATGCAAGATATAAAAACAGCAACTATTGCAAACTTTAACTTGTTAAAGTGTTTGAAGGAAGATATAATAGTTGATAGATTCCATTTAACTGAATTTGTGTATGGCTATATGGATAGAAATTATTATGCTGGATATTTTTATGATTTAGATGCTGAATTAAGTAAGATTGGCGCTAAATTAATCTTATTAACAGATGATATAAGTGAAATAAATAAAAGAGCATCAAGAAACATGATACAACACTTTACGATGATGAACAATGCATTTGATGCTAGCTTGATGAACAAAATTAAATATAATTTAGGTAAAGATGATTTGAACAAATTAGTTGAATGGCTTGGGCTAAAACCTAATGAAACTAAAAGCTATGAAGAAGAACAAATTGCCATAATTAATTGAAAACAATAGGAGGCAATAAATGAAAATTGGAATGTACAAAATTGGGAAAAAAATAATATTTGGAGATGAGCATGATGATAAAAATTGTTATGCTCATGAATTTATAACATTAGCAAAAATCTTTGTTAAATTTGGTCATGAAGTAGTAATACTTAGTGAAGTTGAGTTTTGCAAAGATTTTGGAATTAGAAAAGCAACTTCATTAGAAAATTTCGATATAATTTATTTTTTAAGTGGTGGCTTAGAAGATAATTTATTTTTTACATTTACAAATTTAAGGCAAAGGTCTAGAAGAATTGGATTTATAATAACTGACTTAAGATGTACTCTTGAAGATCGATTTTATCAATTCGTAGATAAAGTTTTTACACAATCTAATTTTAACATATCGGATATAAAAGCAATGCAAGGTTATAATGGAATGCCACAATCAATATTTTTTGAAGAAGATCAATATAGTTTTTATAATAATGTAATACAAGATAAAACAAAAGAAATTGTTTTTGGTGGAACTGAAAGAAACAGAACGCAACACTTTTGTGAATACGTTTATAGGCCTAATGTAGAGTTTTATGGCAAGTCAGATACATTTAATTTAAAAGATAATAGAGTTGGCTTTAATGAGTTTGCGAAGGTGCTGAGAGGGGCAAAATATTCTATAATAATAGCCGATGATTATTATTATGAAAATGGCTTTGTAACTCAAAGGTATTGTGATTGCATTTTAAATGATGTAATACCATTAGTTGATGAAAACTATGATTTTGGTGAAATTTTTATAAACAAATATGATTATAGAAGAGTTGCTAACTTTACTGATGTAATTGAAAAAATTAATACATTTAATAAAAATGATAATATTCGTATAGATATTTTGTTTAAACAAAAAGAAAAAATACCAAAATCTGCATTCACTGGAGAACTAACAATTGGATGCTTAATGGATTGGAGATAAAAATGATAAAAGTAGAAACATTTGCTGAAGTGTATGAAAAAATGAGGCCATTGTTATTAAATGCTGATGAAGTTTCTCCTAGAGGAATGAAAACGAAAGAAATTTTAAATGGTTCATTTTGCATAACTAACCCGAGAAGTAGATTAGTGTATCATAAAGATAGAAAGTTTAATTTAATTTATGCAATAGCAGAGTCGTTATTATTGTTTGACTCTAGCAATGAAGTAAAATATTATTCTTTCTTTAATCAAAAAATGTATGATTTTTCAGATGATGGGAAAACATTAAATGGCTGTTATGGCAAAAGAGTTAATCACTTGATTAGTAGATTTGTTGATAAGTTAAAAAATGATAAAGATACTCGTCAAGCAATTTTAACAATATATTGTAATGATTTCAAAAGTAAAACAAAAGATACTCCATGCACGTTAAACTTGCATTGTATGATTAGAAATAATAAGTTAAATTTACATGTATATATGAGATCAAACGATTTTATATGGGGAACTCAATATGATGTATTTAATTTTACAATGTTTCAAGAAGTAATTGCAAATGAACTTGGAATTGATGTTGGCGAATATTATCACACAGCAAGTTCATTACACGTTTATGAGCAACACTTTGAAATGTTAGAAAATATTGAAAAAGTAGAACAAATAGATTTTGTAAATCCATGCAAAATATATGAAATGAGATCAGCAGCGTTATTAATGAAAATGAAAATTGATGGAATTGTTGGAGCAACTATTGAGCATAGAAATAAGTTTGTTAGAATGATAACAAATGAGATGAGATATAAAAAGAAACAAACGGTAAAAGAGTTAGAAAATGATTTAATGTTTGCAAAAAACTTTGTCAAAAGATGGTACAAGGATGGAGATGAAAAAAATGTCATTTTGTAATAATCATCGGCATGATCAATACTCTACTTTTGACGGATTTGGAACGCCAAAGAATGCTGCTAAGTATGCTAAAGAATTAGGTCAAACTGCTCTTGGAATTGCAAATCATGGGAATGTTAATGGAATAATAGATCATTACTTCGCTTGCAAGGAAGTGGGAATAAAGCCAATACTTGGCGTTGAAGCATATTTTCAACCAAAGTTTGATAAAGAAAAGAAAAATAGTCACTTATGCCTATACGCTCAAAACAAAATAGGTTATTCCAATATTATGAAAATAATTTCGAAAGCCAATGAATGTAATTTTTATAGATATCCAGTTGTAGATTTTGATCTCTTAGAGCAACACAATGAAGGAGTAATAGCAACTTCTGCTTGTGTTGCTGGATATATTCCAAGATTATTGGAAGCAAAAAAATTTGATGTTGCAGAAAAAGCTCTTATTAAATTTAAAACTATTTTTAAGAATAGATTCTTTTTAGAAGTAATGTCAATAGAAATAACAGATGATGGACTTCAAAAAAGATCTAATGAAGCAATAATTAAATTAGGCAAAAAGCATAAAGTGCCTATAATTTTAACTTGTGATAGTCATTTTATAGAGAAAGATGATTATGATAGCTATTTAATAATGCATGCAATTGGTAATAAAACTCCTTATGGAGATTATTCAAAAAAGTATATGCCTTCTGAAAAAGAAGTTTTATCACAGTTTAAACAAATGCATGGTTATTCAGGTCAAGAATTTGCTGACAACACGCAAAAGATAGCAGATATGTGTGAAGATGATTATTTACATTTTGATGAGATGATCACAAAGCTTGATTGGGGAAAACCATCTAAAGAAAAACTAAAAGAATTAGCAGTTAAAAGTTTAAAAAAGCAAAATAAATTTAGTGATGTTTACAAAGCTAGATTAAAGAAAGAACTAGAAACAATATTTGGGCTTGGATTTGAAGATTATTTTTTATTATGCTATGACATTATAAAATTTGCAATTGATTCAAATATAGCAATTGGAAAAGGCAGAGGCTCAGTGTGTGGAAGTCTATTAGCATATTCATTAGGATTAACTGATGTTGATCCAATAATATTAGGAACAATGTTTGAAAGATTTTTAAGGCCTGATAAAAAGAAAATGCCTGATATTGATATGGACTTTGGTCAAGATAGACGTGGAGAAGTAATTGAATATGTAATGAATAAACACAAAGGGAAAGCAGCACAAATAGCAACATTTGGGTATTATAAAGTAAAAAATTTAGCAAATGATTTAGCAAAAGTATTCAAAATGGAAAAACAAGAGATTGTATTATTTAAACACATCTTAGAGTTAAAAGTAGGAGAAAAAGAATCAGTAGATTTTAATTATTTAATAAAAGACATAAACTTAAAGACATTAAACTCAAAATACAAAAACATAGTGAAGCATTTTTCTAAATTATATGGTCAAATTCGCTTCATAGGAAAGCATGCAGCTGGTGTAGCAATAACAGTTGATGACATAACAAATTACACAGCAGTTATAAGATCTTCTGGAGGATTTCAAACAGCCTTTGATTTAAATTGCTTAGGCAAAATAAATGTTTTAAAAATGGATATATTAGGATTAACCACAGCTTCAGCCATACATGAAGCAGAACAAATGGCTGGAACAGAGTTTTCATATGATATGTTAGAAGATGAAGAGCTTTTAGAAGAGTTTAGAAATGGCAATACAAATGGAATTTTTCAGTTTGAAAAAGAATCCGCAAAAGATATTTTAAGAAAAATAAATGTTGAAACAATACAAGACGTAATTTCAGCAAGTGCATTAAATAGACCCGCTCCAATTCAATTAGGTGTATTAGATAAATTTATAGATGCAAAAATAAATGGAAATATAGACAAGAAAGCTGCTTGGTATAAATATACTAAAGATACTTATGGAACTATAATATACCAAGAACATGTAATGAAAATTTGCAGAGGGTTAGCAAAAATGGAATGGAATGACGTTGATAAAATAATGAAAAATTTAAGAACAGGAAATGAAGAAGGAATTGATCCTCTTGAAATAAAATTTATTGAAGGAGCTAAAGAACATTCAGGAATGTCAAGGAAAGAAGCAAAAAAATTATATGAGTCAATGACATTATATTTGTTTAATAAAGGGCATGGGGCTGGCTATGGTTTATTATCTTTTTATCAAATGCATTTAAAACATTATCACCCTTTAGAGTTTTGGTATGCAATGTTAAAATTTGAAAGTGATGATATAAAACGAGATATTTATAAGAGTTGTGCAGTTCAAGGAGGAGTTGTTTTGTTATTGCCTCATGTTAATGGTAAAGCAGAATATTCAATTTCAAAGCTGCAAGGAGATGAAGTTGTTCAAGAGGGGTTGTCTTCAATAAAAAATGTAGGATTAAAATCTGCTAAAGAAATAGAAAGACTTGGTCCGTTCAAAGACAAAGCAGACTTTTTAGCAAAAGTTCCGAAAAGAGCAGCAAACTCAAGAGTTGTACAAGCGTTAGAAGATGCAGGAGCCCTAGAGTTTGATAGAAAAAGATTTTTAAACAGAACAATAAGATGGAACTCGTCTTTAAACAATAGACAAATCAAAGTTTGGTAAACTAGAAACACTAGAAGACTAATGATTAAAAGTTTATTTACATTTAATAATAAATATTATATAATAAATTTGAATTAGAAAAGAGACTTTTAGAAATAGGAGGAATATATGGCAAAAGTTGATAAAGCCAAAATATTAGAAGCAATGAAATCTATAGAAAAGCAATATGGGCAAGGATCAATATTTACGCTTGATTCACAAAAAGCTGTAATGAATATAAAAAGATGGTCAACTGGAATAGATGATTTAGATGAAATCCTTGGCGGAGGAATGCCAGAGGGAAGAATAATAGAAGTGTTTGGACCAGAAAGTTCAGGCAAAACATCAATTGCTTATCATTTATTAGCTCAGCATGAATTGGCTTTAGATATTCCAATTGAGGGAACATTTGATGCTGAAAGGGCTAAGGCCTTTGGAAACAAAAAAGGTCAACTTGTAGTTAGAAGAGCTGAGTGTGGCGAAGAAGTAATAGAAATTGGAATGAAATTCTCAGCAGCAGGCTGTCCAATATGTGTTGTAGATTCAGTTCCTTCTATGATAACAAGAAAAGAGTTTGAAGAAGATGATTATGAAAAAGAAGGACAAAGAGGTAGAATTGCAGCTTTACTTTCAAGACAATTGCCAAAATTAGTACATGCTTGTGAAAAATCTGGAACATCATTTATTTTCATAAATCAAGTAAGGGATAAAATGGATGCAATGTTATTTGGAGAAAAAACAACAACTCCAGGTGGTCGTGCACTTAGACATTATTGCAGTATACGATTGCAAGTTGGCAGAAAAGCTTGGATCAAAATACCTAATAAAGATCCTAGAAACTCCTCTAACGAAAGAGTTGTTGGTCTGATAATGAAAATAAAAGTTATAAAAAGTAAAATATGTAACCCTCTTGGCGAATGCGAAGTGCCAATGTTTTTCCATAAAGGGTTCGTAAAACATGAAGAAATAAAACAAATACGATTGGAAATGATGAATGCTCAAAAAGGAGGAAAACTAAATGCTAAAGAAAGAGATAACGAAGAAGACGAAGATTAGCAAAAATCTGAAAGATGTTATAGTTTGCCAAGAATCAGATGGCGATACTAGGCCTCTTTTGTTTAAAAGCAAATTTGAGCAATTAATAGTTAAAGATAGTGAAATGAGAGCTGAAAGAGGGGGATTGCATGCCTCTAGTATAATAGCAGCAGAAGATGATTTTTGCTATAGAGAGCATGTTTTAAGTTTCTTTTACAAGAAAAATAAAGTTAGGCTCCCAGCAGGATTATTAAGAATCTTTGCAGCTGGGGAATCTATACACGAGAAATGGCAAAGGTTATTCGTAAAACACGGCTTAGCGGAAGAAAAAGATATCGAATGCAGAAAGCATGTTGAAAAGTTTGATCTATATATGACTCCAGACGCTAAGATAAAAGTTGGAGATAAAAAAGTAATTGTTGAAATAAAATCAATGAGTACGTGGCAATTTCAAAAAGTAAATACACATCCATCCGGAGCAAAACAATGTAGATTTTACTTATATTTTCATCAAGATTTCGATTATGGAATAGTTTTAATGGAAGATAAAAACAACCAAGATATAAAAGTTCAAATAATAGAAAGGGACGATGAACAAGTTGAGCCGTTTATTGAAAGATTAATTTTAATAAAAAGGCATAAAAAAGTTTTCGAAAAAGATAAAAAAGCTCCAGAAAGAAAATGCAAAAATGCAGATACGAAAAGAGCACAAGGGTGCTGCATGAGAGAGGCTTGTTTTGGTATAAAGAGGGAAAAGCTAAATAAAGAGGCTATTATATGATATGCATAGGAATTGATCAAAGTTATACCGATACAGGAATTGCTATAAGCATAGATGGTGCTATAAAGTATTATACAAATGAAAACTTTAAGGGTTGCCAAAATAGAACTGAAAAAAGAAAAAAAATAAAAGATAGATTAGAAAAAATTATAAAAAAGTGTACAAGCAAGTCGGACAATGTTATAATAATTTTAGAAAGGATTAGGACATTTACAAGCGGAAGCCAATTGCTTCCCAATTACTTAAAAATGACAGGGGCTTTAATTTCAGTAATAGTGGATTTAGCATATGATTATGAAATTAAAGTATATTCGGTAGATACGAGAGCATGGAAATCTAAAATAGTAGGAAAAGCAAATTCAAAAGGTAAAGATAAAAAGCTAGAAACAATAGAGTTTGTTAAAAATAAATACAATATTGATGTATCGCAAATAAACTCTAAAGGGAAAGTAAAGCAAAATGACAATATTGCAGATGCAATTTGTATTAGTTTGTATGGATTTATAAAAAATCCAAAATTAAATTTAGAAGAGTAAATGGAGAATTATGAAAAAACGAAATTCAAAATTTTATTTTAAAAATGAAAAAAAAGTAATGACTAAATTAGGCTTTACTCCAACAAAAGGATCAGGATCAAGATGGCTTGAAAAAGAAGATGGAGAAAGTGAATATTTTATTGCTCAGCTCAAAACCACAGAGCGTGAGTCAATAACAATTAAAAAAGATGATTTAAAGCAATTAATTTATCATGCTAATGTATCTCATAAGATTCCAGTTTTTGTATTAGAATTTTTAAAAGAGTATCAGTTATTATGCGTGCAAGTAGATGATATAGATGAGTTTTTAGAAAAAATGAGCAAAAGCGAAGAGGAGGATATATAGCATGGGGCTAGTTAAAATTAATAAAAGCTTTTATGTTGATCTAGATAAGCATAATAAAACGTTACATGAGGTGAGATTTAGCAAGAAAAGACAAAAAGAAATTGATAGTATAAGAGGGCATTTTAAAAACTGGACTGGAGTTATGAATGCAATCCTTGAAATAACCATAAATAGAAAAGTAGAGTTAAAAGAAGAAGTAACTTTAAAAGAGTTAATACAAATAACAGAAGAATCAACCAATAAAATAAATAACTTCTGTAAAGAAAATTTAGATAAAAAGGTAAAAATAGCAAATGAGAAATGAAACTGAGATAAAAGCAAAAATAGAAGAGCTTTTTAAGAAATTAAAGAAGAAATCGTAAAAACAAATAAAATAACTTGTGTATCAACATCAAGCAAAATTAGAATTTTAAATTGGGTTTTGGGCGATGAAGAATAGCATAAAATTTAAAGGAGAAATATTTATGAAATTAAAGATTGTAGGAACATGTGAAGGAGTAGCAATAAAAAAGAATGGGCTTTCAACTATTAAGTTTAAAAGCTCAATTTTAGAATTAGCAGACTGCATAAAAACTTTACAAACAATTCAGCACGAAGTAGTAATTGGAGTTAAGTATAAAGATGAAGATGATAAAGAAATATCAATTAAGATTGGCAAAATGATGTTTGATAATTTAGCTATAGACAAGCACGGGGAATGTGTATTAAGATTTTTGTCAGATGAGAATTCGCATGATTTTTCTAGAATAAATGAAATTTGCGAAAAAGAAATTGATATTTATATAATTGATAAACTAATAAAAGAAGAAGGCCAAAGCGATTAAGGAGAAATTATGGGTAAATTTTTAGAGTTAGAAAAAGTAAAAATAGAAGATAACAAGAATTTAGTTTTCAGTGTAACAGATGAAGGAAAAATTTCGATAGCCCAACAATTGGTAGTAAAAGATGGAAATAGAGAAATGAATTTGTTTTTAAAAAATTCAGTAGTTGTTGACATTAATAGGCTTAGCGATATTTATAAAGCAATTGAAAATGTTATAAATAAACTTAGCGACAATAACAATGTTATGCGAGAGGCTCCAGGTGAATCTAGATTTAAAAAATAAACAAAAACAATATAATGATAAGGCTTTTAACTAAATGTAAGATATAAGCCTTTTAAAGGCAAAGTAGGCAGCTAAAAAATATTTTAATTATTTTATAAAAAGTTGTTTACTTTTCCTGCATTTAGGATATAATAGGATTATAGAAAAAAACAACTCGAAAACAATAAGTTAAGGAGAAAACAAAATGAAAAAATTATTTAAAGTAGAATTGGGCATGTGGGTAGAAATTAAATTAGATTTTAATTGGATTTTAGGAAATATAGTTGATATTTCAAAAGACGGAAAAACATTGCATATTGAAACGCATGAAGATACTTACAAAATAAACAGACTTACAGAAGCAGAAATAATAAGAAAAGTAGAAATGTAATTGCTTAAAATTTAGGGTTGTGAAATTGAATCACATTAAATTGAATTGAAAGGACTCATTCAAGCCTTAACTATAATGTAAAATAATCAATTTTTTCTGAATTTATCTTAATGGTTAGATGCCTTGTATGCATTGAGTTTTTAAATTTAACCTAATTACGTTAAATGTAATGTATGCATGGCCGTATAGGTTCGAATCCTATAATTCAGAAATAAAATATATTAAAAATAAAAAGGAGAAAATTAAATGGCGAAAAATTGGTTACCAAAAGAAGCTTTTAAAGCGATCAAAGAAAACGACAAAGAAGGAATTAATGATTTTGCAAGAAGATTTCCAAATGCAGCAATTGCAATAGCAACACAAAATATTGAAGCAGTTTTAAATGCTCTTCCTGATTACATGACATTGAGGAAGCTAGAATCAACTTTAAAAGGTGATATTGAAAATGTTGAAGAAGATTCAGAAGAAGAAGTTGCAGAAGAAAAGCCTGCTAAAAAAGAAGTAAAAAAGGAAGAGCCAAAGAAGGCTGTTAAAAAAGAAGAAATTAAACCATCAAAGAAAAAAGTAGTAGTTGAAGAAGAAGACGAAGATGAGGACGAGGACGAAGATTTTGATGATGAAGATGAGGACAAAGAAGAGGAAGAAGTAAAGCCTGCTAAGAAAAAAGTTAAAAAAGAAGAGCCAAAAAAACCACTAAAGAAAGCAAAAAAAGTTGAAGATGATGATTTAGATGATTTTTAATCTCTGAAAATAAAAGAGATTACAACATAAGATGATAAAAAAAAGCGCAGATAAAATTTCTGTGCTTTTTTTATTTATAAAAATATTTAAAAAAGTTTTCAAAAACATGTTTACTTTTGCTCAAGAAAGTGTATAATAATATTAGGAAGTAAAAAAAAACGTTGGAGGAAATAAAAAATGAGCATTAAAATAAACAACATGATAATTAATTCGTCATCATCAAAGCATATTACGTTTACTTATCCAGGATTTGAAAACATGATTGATTATAACAGCAAAATGGTAACACCTGATTTAAACATGGCTATATACAGAGATTTGGAGCAATTTGGAATACACAGCAACAACGTAAAAGAAATAAGCTTCAATAATCATTATAAATATATGATTGCAATACTGGAGGGGGAGCAATGAAAAAAATATTTTTATTTATTGCATTAATTATATTTTTTTATATTCCAAAAGTAGTTATAGCGGAAGAATTAATTAATTCTATTCAGAACGAAGTATATAAAGAACAAAATTTTAAAAAGTTTTTATTGCCAGCAAAAGAAATAGAATCGGATAATGAAGAAATAATAAAAATAAGTAAGTTTATAACAGAAGGATTAAAAACAGATAAAGAAAAATTTAAAGCAATTTATATTTGGGTGATAAGCAATATATCTTATGATTTCGATAAATATAAAAATATTATTAATAAAAATTACTCAGATGAGTATGGAGCTTTAGTTACATTAAAATCAAAGAAAGGCGTTTGTTATGATTTTTCTGCCTTAATAGCAGCGTTGTCTAGAGCAGAAAATATACCAGCAAAATTATCAATGGGTTATAGTGAAAATGTATTTGGTTACCATGCTTGGGTTGAATTTTATGATATAAATAAAAAAGAATGGAAAGTTTACGACCCAGCAAATGATTCATTTAAAAGTAATAAAAAAGCAAAAGCAAGAAATAAAAACGAATATAGAGAAACATCAAATTTATAAGGAGGCAAGATATGGGTGTGCTGCTTGATTTTAACAAATGGAATATTTATTTAGATAGCCATCAAAATTTTGTAACAGCTACAGTGTTAACAATAGGGCTTATAATATTTCTAATTACGTTTATAAGCTTGGAAACAGATAATTCTGCTGATGATATGAATTTTTTTATTAAGTGCGGAATATCAATATTTATTTCTATGGTGTTAACTGCTGTTATGATGGTATTATTAGTATTTATGCCTGTTTTTATAATATTATTATTCTTATTAATATCTGCATTTATAATATCTATTATAATTAAGCATGTTGGTGATAGAAAAGCTAAAACAAGAGATTCGCAGATAGAGGCAGATATAGATTATATAACTAATAAAGTTTATGCAGAGTTGTCAAAACGTTCACCGCAATTAGATGTGAATGTAATAAGAGCTCAAGTATCAAAAACGCTTAAGAAAAATTAATTGTAAGGAGAAAAAATATGAATGCAAAATTAGATTTGAACAATATACCAAAATTAGTTGGTGAGAAGCCAAAAGAGAAATTAGAGGAATGCTTCAAGTTGATTGACAATACAAGGTATCCGCTTTACTTCGTAGGACCTTCGGGATCTGGCAAATCAATAATGGCTATGAATTTAGCAAAGAAATACTCAGAAGAAAAAAGCGTGCCAGCATATTATGTTCAATTAAGCCCTGAGCAAACTAAAACAAGTTTAATTTTAGGGTTAAGATTAATAGATGGAAGTTTGAAAGCTCATAAAGGTGTTGTAGCTGAGTGTATGGAGAATGGTGGAATAATAGTAATAGACGAAGCAACGCATACAACACAAGAAATGCTATTGATGTTTAATTCAATTTTAGACAGAACTTCAATAACATCCATCGGCGATGAAATAGTTTATGCAAAAGAAAGCTTTAGGATTATTTTTTGTAGCAATGATAGTTCATATGCCGGAAATATTAGGTTGCCACAATCGTTTGCACAACGATTAGTTACATTTTATTTTGATTATCCAACTTTTGAGGATGAATGTAAAATAGTTAACAGAATTGCTAAAGATGAGTGTAATATAGATTTTAAGATGAGTGCAAACATAATAAAATATGTTACTAGTTTGCTAAGAGATTTAAGAACGAAAGATTTTCCATTATCAGCAAGAAACGGCTCTATAGCTACAATAAGATTAGCTTTAGCAACTAAAAAGGAAGTTAATAAACCCGATCCTTACTTTACAGTGAATAGCAACGTTGAATCAATAAGAAAAAAGATAGCAATTAGAATCTTTAATAATGTTGATAATATTGGAATTGCTCAAATAGCCTCAAAAGAAGTTAATGCATTTATAGATTATATTTCTTCGGTTGGCATTCAAGAGTTCAAAGATATAATATTTAGTTCGTTCATGTATTTTTTAGACGTGGATGGAAGTGAATTAATGAATGATAAAATAAAAAATAACATACAAAGTTCTATAATTTAAAAATAAAGAAATGTAGGTGAATAAATGAGGGAGCAAATAAGACCAATTTTATTAGTAAGTGATAAAAGTGTAAAGATAGTAGAAAATTCATATGTTAATTTAGCGTCAGTAGAAATTACAAAAAACGATTCATATGTAATTGTGCTAAATAACGATAATATAAAAAAGTTACATGAAGAGAGTTGGGTAAATAAATATATATCTTTGGAGGAAATGACAATTGGATTTTTATTCCATGAAGTTGCGCATATAAAATATGATAGTTTTTTAGTGAAAACGCCAAATTTAAGTATAGCGAAATATATAACTAATTTACTTGAAGATGTAAGGGTGGAATATAAATTAGCAGTTGATTATCCGGCTTGCTCAATATACTTAAAATGGATTATATTTGCTATCAAAAAGAAAATAATTAGAACGTTTGGCTCATTTAACGGAAAGCAATTAAGCAAAGCTGATAAAATGTTAGATGATTTATTTAAATTTGTAAGATTTGATGTAATAGATGGAGTTGATGAAGAATTTTTAAATTTTATTTTTCCGCTAGTAATGTCTGCAAAAAGAGGGGATGAAAACAATTGTGCACAGATCGCTAGTATGATATGCTATTTTATAATAGAAAAAAGTGGCATTGATGATAGTGATAAGAAAAATAGTTTCGAAGAAAAAGAAGTTAGCACAAAAGAGCAAGAATTTTCAGATGCAGGAAAAGAAATATTAAAAGAATTAAAAGAGTTAAAAGAAAAAACTACAGAAATGAAAAGCAAATCTAACTATGATCTAGTTATAAAAGAAGAAGAAAATGATTTATATAGGTTAACAGTTTCTAAGCATAGCGAAACTATAAACAAAATTAGAAGTGTGTTTAAAAAACTATTCGAATCTACAAGAAAAATAAGAGCATATGATGGCGACCTAAATTTAATGAAACAACAAGAAGCGTATTTAGGATCAAAAATAAATGAAGATACACTGAGTTATTTGCAAACTAAATTAGTTGATCCAAGTTTAGATTTTATTTTAATACGGGATGTGAGTGGTTCAACAAGTGCAATGAGCATGCCGTATGTCGAAGCAACAATTTGCTTTTTAGCAGCAGTCGAAAGAATAAAAGGAATACGCACAATGCAAATAGATTTTAGCGATAAACATATAGTTAATAAAACATTCGATGAAGACCTAAGGACCTCAAGGATAAACGAAAATGCCAATGGGGGTACACAATTATTCTCGGCAATAAATAAAGTAAATTCGTTATCTTTTAAAGGATATTCAAAGTTGTGTATAGTAGTAACAGATGGAGAAATTGAGGATATTGCAGAATGTAAAAGTATAATCAAAGAGTTGGAAAAAAAAGGGGTTGTTGTTGCTTTTATAAGTGTAGAAGATCAAGTAAAAAGGCAAACTTCTGTGAATGTCAAAAGTTGCAAGATTGAAGAATTAAATGTTGTTTTATGTGAAGTATTAATAAATAATTTAAGAAGGAGGTAAGTAAAATGGATTGCCCGCATTGCAAGAAAATAAAAATAAAAGTTAACTATGGTCTTAAATTATATTATCATGAAGAAGGAGGGTTGTGCAATATATTAAATTCTATGGAAACTGCAGGTGGAGAAATATTAAGCAAGATGTATGGGGTAAGCGACGTTATTAATGAAATGTCATATTTGTTTGTAGATTCGATAAGGAAAGATGTTCATCTATTTTTATCGAAAATAAATGATAAAAGCGAACTTGCAGAAGAGGTAAAGAAAATAGTTAAAATATTTACAAAGTCTGATGGGTTGATTGAGTGTAACATGGCTTTTAAAGACTTTATTGATGATTTTGGGCAAACTGGAATGAATAATCTTGCATATTTTAATTATAGAAATTTGCCTACAGCTTATAGAAATATGCGTGCAAGATTAAGTATGCTAGAGATTAAAGAATTATATAAACAAAATTTTCATAAAAATAGCTTTTATGAGCAGAATAAAGGTTTAAAGGAAATGTTAAGCAAATTAGGTAAAAATAGTTAGGAGGATTTATGGATGATTTCAGTGAAGCAATATTTTTGCAAATAATTCAGAAGTTTTCATATAAAGATGAAGATGCTAAAATGAAAGAATATTTAAGGATGCTATTGAAATGTGGTATAATCACAGAAAAAGAAAAGAAAGAGCTTGAAAAAGAATGGTTGGATAAAATTTATTATAATAAGAAAAAATATTATAATAAAGGGTATTTTAATAGAAAGAAAGTAGGGTTATTCGATGTAGTTGGTAAATAAAAAAAAAGGGATGAGGAAAATTTAATGAAACTTGTAGGATTTGTTTTTATATTAATTGCTTGCTATATTCTTGATTTTAAAGAAAATTTTGCAGTATGGTTAATAGTTTTAGGGTTTAATTTAATTTTATATACAAAAGGGGGAAAAGCTGATGAATGATTTGATTGCAATAATAAACGAAGCAATAAATAAAAACAATATATATGAAGGAAAATGGATTAATTTAATAGATACGCATCATAATAGAACGATAGTAAAAGTTGAAGAAACTGCATATGATGAGTATCGCAGTGTTAGAAAAAGTAAAATGTTTAAAGTAACAGTGGAGGAAATATGATGGGAAGAAAAACTTGGGATGAATATTTTATGGACATAGCAAGCAAAGTAGCTGAAAGATCAACATGCGATAGAGCAATGATTGGTGCGGTGATTGTAAAAGATAAAAAAATAATAGGAACTGGGTACAATGGAGCGCCAAGTGGCCAAGAGCAATGCGATGAAGTTGGACATTTGCTAATAAACAATCACTGCGTTAGAAGCATACATGCTGAAGTAAATGCAATACTCCAAGGGCTTGAAAAGCACTCTCTAGAAGGTGCAACTTTATATTGTACGCATAGGCCATGTATAGAATGCAGTAAATTGATTATTCAAGTAGGGATAAAAGAAGTTTGGTATGAAAGTGAATATGTAGATAATCGTTGCAAAGAATTTGGGGTTAGTATTCAAGATGAATTGCTAGAAAAAGCAGGGATAAAAGTTGTTAATATTAATAAAAAAAATAAAGACGTAATTGTTTGCATAGTTGGCGAGTCAGGAAGTGGTAAAACTTCTATAGTAAAAAATCTTGAAGCAAGAAGATTTAATGTAATTCATTCATACACAACGAGAGAGCCAAGGGAAGAAAATGAATATGGGCATATTTTTTCAAACATAGGTCAATATGAAAAAGACTTGTCGTCTAATTCAGTAATAGCAGAAACAATTTTTGGAGCAAATGCTTATTGGGCGACAAAAGAGCAATATGAAGGGAAAGGAATTACTTTTTATGCAATTGATCCAAAAGGCGTTGATAAATTAAGAAAAGCTATAAAAGATAAAATAGTGGTAGTTCAAATTACAGCCAGTCGTTTAACGAGAATAAAACGTTTATTTTTGCAAGGCTTTACAGAAGAGCAAGTTAATGAAAGGATTGAAAGGGATGAAGGAAAATTTACTAATTTTTATAAAGATTATACTATAAGTAATGATGGGGATTTTCATGAAGCCATTCTTGGAATAGAAGACATTTTATTTAAACTATTTTTAAGCTAGTTAAATCAACTAGCTTTTTTTATTTATAAAAATATTTAAAAAAGTTTATAAAAAAGTGTTTACTTTTGCTCAAGAAAGTGTATAATAGTATCAAGAGAAAGAAACAAACAAAAAAAACATTTTGGGGGGAAAAAACATGGAAATAAAATTTGATTTTACTAGAAAATTTGGGGTTGAAATTGAGTTTAATGAAATGGCAGTTTCAAAAAGTCAATTAGCAAGTTTAATAAGAGCAAAAGGGATTGAATGCAGAGAAGAAGGATATAATCATAGCACAAGATCACATTGGAAGATAATAACAGATTCAAGCTGTGGATTAGAGTTAGTAAGCCCTCCAATGATTGGTCAAGATGGATTTAATCAAATCGAAATAGTATGCCAAGTATTAAATGAAGTTGGAGCAAAAGTAGATAAAAGATGTGGATTACATGTTCACCATGATGCTTCGGATTTAACAATTAATAATTTTAAAAATTTATATAAAATATATTCAAAATACGAAAATGGCATAGATTATTTACAACCTGAATCAAGAAGAAAAAATAATAATACTTATTGCTACTCAATAAGTGCTAATGATTTAGCTTTAATCGAAAAAGCTACAACAATATACCAAATAGCAAATGATATTTTAAGTGGCAAAAGATTTTATAAATTAAATGTTCAATCATATTTGAGGCATGGCACAGTTGAATTTAGACAACATAGTGGAACAACTGATGCACAAAAAATAATAAATTGGGTTATGTTAACGAATTTAATAGTAGTAAAATCTTTTGAAAAAATTCCATCAACTAAATTGAATACAGAAGAAAAACATGTTTGGTACTATATGAAAAAAATGTTAGGATTGTATTATACAGAAGATGCTAACAAAATACAGTTGAGAAAATTCTTTGATTCAAGATATAAAACATTAAATAAAAATATATTAGCTGCTTAGGCAGCTTCCTATGGAGGGAAAGCAAAATGATTAAAATAAGATTCAAAAATGGAGAATGTGAAAAATTTAATAGTTTCGAAGATGCAGTTTTGTTTTTAAAGTTAGATGCATTTGTGTCAGCATCAACAACAAAAGAATATATGAGCGATGTTAAAGGCAGATCAAAAATAATGTTTGGTAAAAAGCATATATCTTTTAGAAATGAAGAGGAATTTTGCTATGAATTGTTGAGAATAAAAGAGTTTTTAGAAATAGAAGTTTTTAATGAGGGGGAAGTATGATGTTATATTTAGCATATGGCTCAAACTTAAATAAAAAGCAAATGAAAATAAGATGCCCAAAATCAGTTCCATTAAAATCAGTTGTTTTAGAAAATGCAAAATTATGCTTCGAGCAACATGGGGTTGCTAACATAAGAAAGGGGGATAGCAAAGTTTATTGTGCAATATACGAAGTGTCAGATGATTGTATTAAAGCTTTAGATAGATACGAAGGCTATCCTTATTTATATAAAAAAGTCAAAGTAAAAATTGAGGGTTTAGTTACTTTTGCATATGTGTTAAACTCTAAAATGCTTCCTAGTGCACCAAGTGTTGCATATTATAATATTATAAAGAAAGGTTATTTAGATTGGGAAATGAATCCAAGGAGCCTTGATAAGTGGTTAAAAGAAACAAAAGAATTGATAAGAGAGGGATGATTAAAATCATAAAAGTTAAAAAACCAAAAGGACTTGTTGTGCAGCCATATAAACATCAAATACAAGCAGCTAAATTCTTAATTAAGAAAAAAGCTGCTATTTTGGCTGATGAAATGGGAGCAGGCAAGACAATGTCTAGCATATTGGCTGCAAATACTATGGGGTTCCCTGTTTTAATCGTTTGCCCTGCCAGTGTAAAATACAATTGGGAAAAAGAAATCAAGCTAGTAGACAGTTTTGCACAAATACACATATTGACAGATAATAAAGAAATAACAGATTGGAATATCATAAATTACGATATTCTTAAAAATTTTAGTTTATTAAAAAAGTTGAAATGGAAAACAATAATTTTTGATGAAGCACATTATTGCAGAGGAGTTACAAATTATGGTAGTCCTAAAACACAAAGAGCAAAAGATTTTTTAGCTTTATCAAAAAGAACTGAAAACCTTTATGCACTAACAGGTAGTCCAGTATTTGACAGGCCAAAAGATTTATACAATGTGCTTAAAGCAATTAAGCATAGCATAGGCAGTATGAGATTTATACAATTTGCAAAGCGATATTGCGGTGCATATAACAACGGCTTCGGCTGGGTTGCAAAAGGATCAAGCAATACAGAAGAACTTAATAATGAGTTAAAGTCATGTATGCTTAGAAGATTAAAAAAAGATCTATTAGATTTACCAGATAAAATAAGAACTTTCTTACCTGTAGAAATTAACATAAAACAATATAACAAAGAAGTAAAACAATATGAAAAAGAAAAGAAAGAAGAACTTTTAGAAGGAGGCTTTGAATTAGCTCTTCAAAGTTTTAAGAAGCATTTAATTGCAAAATTAAAAATAAAGCATACAATAGAATTAGCAAAATCGTTAGTTGAAAATGATCAGCAAGTAATAATATTTACTTTTTACTCAGAAGTGATAAAACAAGTGCAAGAATATTTTGGCGATATAACTGTTAAACTTGATGGGAATTGCACGGCTAAACAAAAGCAAGAAGCTGTAGATTTACTTCAATCGGGAAAAAAGAAAATATTTGTTGCTAATATGATTGCAGGAGGTGTAGGAATAACACTAACTGCAGCAAATAATTTAATATTCAATGATATGGATTGGACCCCAGAAAATCATAGGCAAGCAGAAGATAGGCCACACAGGATTGGCCAAAAAAATAATGTTAATATATTTTATATGTATGCTAAAAATTCTGAAATGGATGAAAAGCTTATTGTGTATTTAAAGGAAAAATTAACAGCAATATCTGAAATCTTAGATGATGGAGAGAACAATGATTTAGCTTTAGATATTGTGGAAGCAATGAAGTAAAAAAAATAATAAAAAAGTTTATAAAAACTGTTTACTTTTATCTATAAATTGTTTATAATAAAAATGTAAAAAATAATACATAAACAAGGGGGAAAAAAGTATGCAAGAGAAATTGGTATTTTTTTGTTTTGGTATGGCGGTGCTATTGTTTGTTTTAAGTTTTGCAGATATAATGATGGATAAAGTTATCAAAACTAAATAACAAAGGAGAAAAGCTATGCTAAAACAAACTATAATAAAAACCGCAACAATCGAAGACACGACGGCAATAATAGAAATGTTTGGAAATGGTTTTGCAGAAATAAAAGCTTATAAAGGAGGACAAGTTATAGATGGTGATGTTTTTGCAGAAAGTGAAATTGATTCAAAAATGGAAATATTTGCACCATTAAATGAATGGAAAATATTATAAATGGGAGGCTTTAATGAAAATATCAATAATAGCAATAGTGTTGATAGCAGTTGCGCTTATAGTATTAGCAATTATATGTCAAAATACACTTTAGGGGGAAAACATGAATCAATTGATATTTACAAATCCTTCAAATCACAAAGATTTGCAAGCAATTTCAGATATTAGAAATATCATTAAAGATTTCAATTACTCAGAAAAAATAAACATTTTAAAGTACATTAGAGAAACTATTGAAATTGAGGTGGAAAATGGCAGATAGCAAATTAAACTTTACTGATGATTATAATGCTTCTATTCGTAATATGAAAGTAGAACAATTGATTTGTGGCAAATGCATATATTATAGTGAGTCAAACTATTTTTGCCACAGTGAAACAGGTAAAATGGCTAATTGTAGCAAAGGATATATGCGCGGGAAAGATATGCGTGATAAAAGTTTCAAAAATAAATTATTTGAAGGGTGTATGGAAGGAAAAAATGGAGTGGAGCTTTGGAAGGCAATTGTTTCTCGTGCATCTAGTATTAATAACATGAAAGATGATAACATAAAAATTCTCGCCGTTGGGGTGGGCAAGCAATTTGATAAAAATAAGCATATTAAAGAAGCAATGGAATCAATCTATGAAGCCGAAAAAGTCGGGCATAGATGGGACAAAGGGAGTTTGAGAGAATGAAAAAATGTAAAGGTATAGAGGTGAAATCGGATGAATAAATATCAAAAGTTAATTGCAAGAATGACACACAAAGAAATGGGTTATAAAATGAATCAATATTTTTGGAATAATTTCTTTATAACGAAAAAAGAAATTAAAAGTTGTTGCAGATTTCAAACTGAAAGAAAAGAAGTAAAAAAGACTATTAAAAGGAGAGATTATGAGATTTGTAGGGCTTTTAGAATTAGTGGCGAATAAAGAAATATCGTTTGAGGATTTAGTTGCAGTTTGTGAAAGAGATTTAAAAATAAAAGTATCATGAGGTGTACAATGGAAGCGGTAGAAATATACTTTAATCATATGAATAGAAACAGAAAATTTCATGAGATGTGTGAAAAAGCTTCAGGCAGAAGCGAAGATATAAATTTTTTGTTTAATGATCAAACTTTAGAATTATCAGTATTTGCTCATGGCGAAGCTGCTTTAGAAATTAAAGAAATGCTAAAGAAAATAGGAGTAAAAAATGAAACGAACAAAAATAATAGAGTTGTCAAAGTTAGAAAGAATAGAGCAAACGAAATCGAAAATTAAAATGCTAGAAAATACAATTAAAACTTTAGGAAAAGAAGTTGAGCAATTAACACAAATAAGAAATGAATTTATTAAATTTTTAGAAAAACTGGAGGAATAAAAAATGGAAACATTAGCGATAATATTTGGAGTAGTTTTATTTGGGGCTTTAATCATGCTTTTGAAGGTTTATGGGTTTTGGGCAAACTCAGAATATGAAAGAGAATTTTATGAAAATTGCACAAAAGAAAAAAATGAAGCAATAAAGCTGTTAAATGATGACATTTATATTTTGCACAAGCAAATTGATGAATTAAATGATGAAGTTAATAGAAAACAGGTTGGAGCACTTGGAAGCAATAGATAATAAAGGAGAAAACAATGGCAAAAATTACAAGTTTTGAAGGTATAATAATTGGCAAATTTGTAAGAGCAAAAATTGACTATGTTCTATTTACGCAAAAAGATGAAAAGGTTAGAGATATAGAAGTTGGAGATAGGGCTAAGATAACAGATCTGCTGTTTAATAGGCTAAAAGAGTTAACACATATAGAAGTGACATTTGATGATAGAATATGGTTTTCAGACAATCAGAAGAGCTATTTTACTCCATCAGAGTTTAGAAAAATATATAGTAAAAATGCACAAAAGGAGGTAAAAGGATATACAGACGAATAGGAATGTTTAGAGTCCCTGCAGAATATGTGTACACAAGAAATGGAAATAATTTAGAAGAAATTAAATCCGTAATGCACAAAGTAATAGTAGTTAGATGTGAGTTTTTATATGCAGAAAGTCAATTCGAATTTTTCAAACAAAGTATATTTCTAAATTTTTAAGAAAGTGGGAGAACAAAAATGGAATTTCATAAAAAACTAGTTTGTGAACAAATGATAATAAAAAGTATTGCAAATAAATATAATGATTATTTAGAGAAAATGAAAAATGAAGCGTTCCAAAAAACTGCAATAATGTTGTTTGAAGAAATCAGAAATAATGAAGGCGTGATGCTAGTTCCAACTTATAAAGAAGAAATGATAAATGTGTATGATGATATTTATAATGAGCCGATGCTTGAGTTTAAAATTACAATAACAATTTATAAGCTAGAAGAAGTTTTAAGATTCCAAGATTGGGACATCACAAAGGTTACTGATTTAAGCGGTTGGGGAAAAATTGGGAAAGCTGGCTATGATGTGACTCAAAAGCGAAAAGAATCAGAAACGCAAGAAGTGCAAATTTTAAGAAATGAGATTTTTGATGAATTGCGTAACGAAATAGTGTCAGCATTGAATGGAATTGATAAAGAAGATTGCAGCGTTGATGGATGGTGGGAAACTTCAACTGGTGCAGAGTTTGGAACTGAAAGATTAAATGCTGTATTAAAAGCAATAGATAAGGCGGAAGAAGAATATGCAAATAAAAATAAAACAAATAAAACCAAACAAGATAACTAATTTTATACAAATGTTTCAATATTACAAAATACAAAATAGATACAAAATGTTATGTGAAGAAGAAATTGCAAAAGCAGCTATGATGACAACATATAGCCAAGAAGAAATTGCAGAAGTAGCAAGAAAGATGTGTTTAAAATCTCAGCATAGTTTTGTGGGAGCAATAGTAAGAATAAGAGAGCTTTGTGCGGCAGGTTTTTCTTTAAATAATATTAAAAAAACATATAATCTTGAGGAGGATAATAAAAATGTATAATCAAGAAAAATTAAATAACTTAATTGATGATTTTATTTTTGCTAAAGTTAATGCCAAAGATATGTTTAACGAAGAAATAATTTTAGCAAGGGAGCAATATGCCATAGCTTTACAAGATTTTAATTATGCAGAACCTAGTTTTATAGATACCGCAATATATAATCTATTTTTATATCAATGTATTGTCCATGCTAATATTCTTTTATTCTTTCCAGATAGTGCTTCCAATCTCTTTTCTATAGTTGATTAAACACTACGAGGCTCAAGGATGATTAAAAACTAAGTTGCCAATATAATTTAAAGTATTGATAAAAAGTTCAATCTTGAGCCTTGTATTGATAAGCTAGAGTTGAAATAATAATTGTAAAAAACTATTTACAAAGTGACGAAATAGGTATATAATTAAACCAAGAACAAACAAGTTTTAAAAAAGCTTGATGATTTGTTGCACAAGAGGCCAGGTTGTTGACTATAACTATTATACATTTAGTTGGGGCTAAACTATATCTTGCGAGTTATATTCTCATAAAACAAATGTTATCCTAGGCCATCATCTTGAAATTAATTTATAATATTTACTAGTTAAAGCAAACTAAATGAATTAAATGAGGTGCTTTTTAGCATTTTTATAAAAATGCTAAAACAAAAGTTTATTAATCAATTAATAAAGGGACAAACCAAAATTAAAAATATTTTAGGAGTTGATTCAAATGTCTAATTTTAAATCTCTTTTTAAAAATCAATATAACAAATTAGTTGATCATCCATCAGCCAAACCTACTATTTGTAACAATCATCTACAAAAAGATAATTTTAGTTTTGTATCTGAGTATGAAATTAAATCAGTTGATATTTCACCTGCTAGCTCTGATAAAACAAGAAATGAAAATAATAGATATAAAAATGAATTAATACTCAAATAAAAGAAGGAAATATTCGACTATTGATATAATTGACTCCAAACTCCATTGCTTTAACTCGCAAGTATTATAAATTCAAATAAAATTCTATTAAGTGGTGAAAAATATGAACATAACAAAAGAGCAATTTGTTAGTTTAGCCATGAAAGAATTACAACGAAGAAAAGATAAAAAAGAAATTGAAAAAAATAAACCAAAAGAAAATAAACCAAAAGATGAAACGCAAATTATTGAATATATAAGAGAAAAATCGAGAAAAAATAAAGCAAGATTTGCAAACACAAAATTAACTGGAAAAAATAATTTTTAATCAATAAAGAAAAAAAAGAAAGTTTACACGCTTTTTAAGAAGGTAAACTTTTTTCATTTTTCTTTTTGCCATAAAATAATCTTTTTTCAGCGAAAACGCAAAACAAAAAAATCAATAAAAACTACTGTATCTAAATTTGTAAAAAATAAAAGATAATAAATAGCGAATAAGACGAATAAAACAAATTGTAAAATAGGAGTGAATAAAAAATGGCTAAAGGTAAAAAGAAATCGTGCAAGGTTTGTGAAAGTCAAAATCGTCTTGAAATAGAAATATGGAAATTAGTAGATGGCTTATCGCCAAGACCAATAGAGGATAAGCTATACGAAGAAAAGGGGGAAGAAATAAGCCATGCTACTATTAATACTCACTTTAGAGATCATGTAGATAAAAAACGTGAATTAACTGTTAAATATATGGCTCACAAACGTGCTATAGCTGATGGCACAGCAATAGATGATTCAGATGAAACAGGTATTAAGTTAAAAGAGTTAAATAGATTAGATGACTCAATAGGGGAAGCACATATTTTAGTGCAGGCTGCCAGCAGGGAGATTAGGAATCAGCTTAAGATGAAAATCGCTAAAACTACTACTAGTGTTAAAGGTAGTAAGATAAAGTTAAGCGATGAGAATGGAAACTTGGTTACCTATACACCTCTACAACAGGTACTAGTGCAGCTATATAAAACAGCATCAGAAGAGTTAAGACAATCGGTTAAAACTAAGATGGAAATATTAGGTGTAGATTCAGCCAGCAGAGCAGTAGATACTCAATCAACGCTAGTTGACCTTATTATGCAAGTAGAGGAAGCCGGTGATGAGTAATGAAGTCTAATGCTAATGCAAAGGCTAAAATGATCTCTACTAGGCTGAAGCAAGATGGCGTATACTTTATTAGAGAAATACTAGGCGAAAAGCTATGGAGTAAACAAAGGGAAATAGTAGAATCAGTTTGGAATAATAAAAAAACAACAGTTAAAGCTTGCCACGGTATAGGTAAAAGCTTCACTGCAGGAAAGATTATATTGGCTTTTTTGTTTAGCTTTAAAAACAGTATAGTTCTTAGTACAGCTCCTACATGGAGACAAGTAGAAAAACTTATATGGAAAGAAGTGAGAGCAGCCTATGCTAAATCAAGAGTTCCATTAGGTGGAGAATTAATGCCAAAGAGCCCTGAATTGCAAATAATACAAGATCAATGGTATGCTGCTGGTATTAGTACAAATGATCCTAATAGATTTCAAGGGTTTCATGAAGAGCACATATTGGTTATAGCAGATGAAGCTGCTGGTATTAATGAAGATATATTTATTGGTATGGATGGATTGCTTACCTCTGCCAATTCAAGGCTTTTGCTAATAGGAAATCCAACTTCAACAAGTGGATCATTCTATGGATCATTTAAAGATCCCAGCTTTAATAAGATATCTATTAGTTGTTATGAAACACCAAATTTTAGAGCATTCAATATATTGCCTGCTGATATTGCTAACGGGAATTGGTTTAACAAGATAGGCAATAGGAAAATGATAGCACCTAAGATGATAACACCCGAATGGGTGGCAGATAAGCATAGAAAATGGGGAGTTGATTCTCCACTATATCAAAGCAGAGTATTAGGGCAATTCCCAACAGAAGGTGATGATACTTTAATTCCACTTAGTTGGGTTGAGTTAGCAATGGAAAGATGGGAAGAAACTCCCGAAGGCAGCGTTATAGAGCTGGGTGTTGACGTTGCTGAATTTGGTTCTGACAGCACATGTATAGCTACTAGAAAAGGGAGAAAAGTTCTTCCACTAGAAGTTTATGCAAAACAAAGCGTTATGGAAACAGCAGGCAAGGTAATGGCTAAATATTTCCAAGACAATCCTTCAGCTATAAAGATAGATGTTATTGGTTTAGGAACTGGAGTTGCAGGAAGATGTGCTGAGCAAGGTGCACCAATAACAAGGGTAAATGTTGCTGAATCTCCTGGCGGTGGCGATGATCAAAAAGAAAGATTTATAAATAAAAGATCGCAATTGTGGTGGGCATTAAGAGAAGCCTTAGATCCTGATGCAGAAAACAATCCAAACCCTTTAGCTTTGCCTAAAGATGAAGAGCTTTTGATGGACCTATCTTCTGTTAAATATAAAATAAATTCGAATGGTAAAATCCAAGTAGAGAGTAAAGATGATATGAAAAAGCGAATACATAGATCCCCAGATAGAGGGGATGCAGTTGTTTTAGTAAACGCACCTCAATCTTTGCTAGAAGAAAAAGAAGCAGCAACGCCAAACATTAGGTAAATTTATGTGGTGGTGGAATAAGTAGACACTTGGCATAGGCATAAGAATGCTTCGAAGCGTAATAAAAATGTTAGAACTGCCTAAATCCTGCATTCATGTAAGGTGCGAATCCTTGCCCACATAACGAAATAATATTAAGTGAAAAGGGGGAAAAACAATGTCATATAGTATTTTTAGTCAATGCTCACTTTGTGATAAAAAGAGCGATTGCACAGATTTAAAAGAAATTGAAAAAGCAGTAATAGCAATTCATTTCAAAGGTTTTGAAGATGGCCATAAAGGTGGTGGAGTAATAAATTTGCATTGTGTAAGACAATCAAGCAGTGCAAATTAATGAAAAATGTAGTAATTGAAATTACAAACAAGTGCAATTTAAATTGTAAGCATTGCGGCTCAACAAAAAATAATGACGAATTAAGCGTTGAAGCAATTAAGACATTATTGAGTGATTTAAACGAAGTAAAGCATATTTCAATTACAGGTGGTGAGCCAACCCTCCACAAAGATATAGTTGAAATAGTTAAATTATGCTCAGCCAAATGCAATACAAGTATAATCACAAATGCAACATGCAGTGAAAAATTATTAAGGGAAATTATAGATGCAGGTATTGACTTAATTTCTTTTAGTGTTGATGGACTCCCAAAGACTCATGATGAAATCAGAAATAAAAAAGTAAGTATTAATATGTTTAGATTAATAAATGTTGCTAAGTGGTATGTAGAGATTTCTGCAGTGACGACGGTAACTAAGCAAAATATAAATGAATTAAGAGAAATTCGAAGTTGGTTATTTGAAAATGGTTTTGATAGGTGGCAACTTCAATTAGGAATTCCTTATGGTAACATGACAAAAGAAAACATGATAGAGCCAAAGCAAATAATTGACATAATAAAAGTTGCTCATGAAACTCAAAGTTTAATTGTAGATTTAGCTGATTGTGTTGGCTACTATAGCAAGCTAGAGCATGAAGTTAGAACGAAGAACAATTGTGCTTGGAGTGGATGTCAAGCAGGTAAATCTGTTTTAGGAATATTAGCAAATGGTGATGTTGTTGGTTGCACTTCAATAAGGGATAAAAATTTTATTGAAGGGAATATTTATAATGAATCAATTAAAGATATATGGCAAAACAAGTTTAATGCATTAAGAAATTTATGCCAAGCAGATTTATCTGGTAAATGCAAAAATTGTAAATACACAATGTGTTTAGGAGGTTGTCACAGCATGAAAATAGCCCTCAATAATTCTTTATATAGTGAAAATAATTATTGTATGTATAACTTGGCTAGAACGGAGGGTTAGAGGTGAAAGAACTTGAAGTGTTAAAAGAACTCCTAGATTTTATAGGTATTAAAGAAGCGATAGAAATGCTTAAGAAAGAAGGTGGAAAACCAAAATGGGGAAGTGGTGGTTCTAGTGGAGGAGGCGGAGGATCAGGAAGCGAAGAGCCAAAACAGTTAGAGGTTAGCGAAGTTGAAGAACAAGTAAATAATTTTTATAATAAATTAGATAGTGAAGAATTGGAAACTCTAAAAGAATATATAGATTCTGAAAACTCATTTGTAATCAATGACATGCTTAATTCTGGAGTTTATAATGAAATAAAAAATAATACTTATGGAATAGTAGACGATCTCGAAGCCAGAAACTTTAAGAACATAGATAATCTATCAAGTATTATTGATAAAGCGGATGCAATTCCTCGTGATATTAAAGTGTTTCGGTATTCTGATGAAAAATTCATTTATGCAGTTAGCAAATCTTTTGGAGATAAGGATTTTTCCAATAATGTTTTGAAAGCAATAAAAGATAAAGATCATGTTGAAATGGCAAAATTAATGAACTCAAAAGGTGCGTCTAGCTTTACTAATAAATCGTTTGTAAGTACAAGCTTTAATAAAAAGAAAAATGAATTTACTGATAGAAAAGTATTAATTGAATTAAGTGTAAAAAAAGGTCAAAAAGCTTTAATAACAAATAATTTTAAAGAGTCTGAAATATTGTTTGACAAAGGGACAAAAATGAATATAAGCGGTTACAAAATGGATGGTGAAAAAATGATAGTGAAAGTTGAGGTAACCCAATGAGTAAAAAAATAATACGGTTTCTTCAATCGGAAGACAGTGTTGAATTTGATGATAATAAAAAAATGTTAAATAAAGATAAAACAGAAAATATTGATAGAGAAGAGCTTGAAGAATTAAAAGAGTTAATAGAATTTGTTGAAATTAGGTTAGCTATTGAAGAGCTTAAAAAAAGAAGGTGGCCACCCTAAGTGGGGATCAGGTAGTGGAGGCTCTGGCGGCGGAGGAAGTGGAGGAAGTCCTGCTGAAGATAGAAAAAGAAGTTGTTATGGCTAGAAATGCACCAGTAAAAATTAAAGATGTAACCTTTGACGATAAAACAAAAAGAATAGTTATGCATGCTGAACCGACATAAAAAGGAGGTGATAAGTTGTTTGAAGGAATAAAATCTTGGTTTATTAAAGAAAATCCAGTAGCAAAAATAATTGTTGAACAAAAATTAGGACAACCTATATGGACAGATGTAGCAAAGTATAATGCATTATCTACTGCAGGTTATAAATCAAATGTTTATGTGTTTGCTTGCATAGATAAAATAGCAAAAGCATGCGGTGGCATTGATTGGTTATTGTACAACAATTCAAGTAATAAAGATGGTAAAACTGAAATAACTAAGCACCCATTATTATCACTAATCAAAAGACCGAATCCGCTGCAAGGGCAATCAAAGTTCATTCAAGATGTTTTTGGTTATTTAAAATTATCTGGCAATAGCTTTATATTAAAGGTAGGCCCAGAAAATAAACCACCTCTTGAGTTGTATGCACTAAGGCCTGATAGAATGCAAGTGATAGCAGGAACAACATTAGGTACTGTAAGTGGTTATAAGTATAAAATTGGTGCAAATGAAGTATCATTTAAGCCTGAGGAAATATTGCATTTAAAAACATTTAATCCAACAGATGATTTTTTAGGAATGAGTCCCGGAGAGCCAGCAGGAAAGAGTTTAGACCAAAGCAATATGTCTAAATCATGGAATGTCAGTTTATTGCAAAATAGCGCTAGACCTCCTGGAGTATTAAAAACAGAACAAAATTTAAATGATGCTCAATTTAATAGGTTAGAGAATAAATGGTATTCGAAGTATGCTGGGTATAAAAACGCTGGAACACCCCCAATATTAGAAGGTGGCTTATCTTGGCAAAGTATGGGATTAAGCCCAGCTGATATGGAGTGGCTAGAAGGTCAAAAGCTGAGTGCTAGAGAAATTGCTATTGCATTAAGTGTTCCACCTGAGCTAATAGGTGATAACAGCAATAAAACATATTCTAATTATAAAGAAGCTAGATCAGCATTTTATGAAGAAACAATTCTTCCCGACATGGATTGGTTTAAAGATGAATTAAATAATTGGCTAACTCCGTTGTATGGTGAAAATCTTTATTTAGATTACGACAAAGACGACATTGAAGCTTTGCAAGAGGATAGAAACGATGTTTGGAAAAGAGTAATGACTTCTAATTGGCTAACAGTAAATGAAAAAAGAGTTGCAACTGGTTATGATGAGCGAGATGATGGTGACGTTATATTAGTAAATGGCACATTAGTATCTTTGGATGCTTTAGGAGACTCATCTGAAAACAATAATGCTAATACTAATGATAATATTGATAACACCGATAAAGTTGAGCAGGAAGGCAATCAGAGCGAAGACGATGCTAAAAAAAAACTAAAAACCTAAATATATCTACTGAGGAAGAAAAAGAAATATGGTGGAAAAAAGTAGATAGCAAAAGAGCAAAATGGGAATTGATAATTGAAAAGCTAATTGCAAATAGATTCTCCAAAGAACAAGATAATGTAATAAATGCAATAAATAAATCTGATTTAAAAAATGTTACTAATAATGCTTTGAAAGAAATAGATAAGCAAGAAGCTGATTGGGTTAAAATGTTTAAAGCTTTATACTTATCTGTAGGGGAAGAGTTTGCAAAAGAAACATATGATAATTTAAAAAAACAAAAGTCGATTGATTTAAAAGGTAATGTAGATAGTTGGTTGAAATATGTATTAGAGTGGTTAAAGCTTTATGCAGGTAATAAAATTGTAAATATATTAAAGACAACAAAAGAAACAGTAAGAGCCCAGTTAGAAGAAGGCGTTCGATTGGGTGAGAGTATTAAGCAGTTAGCCAAAAGAATAGATACATTGTATTTAGCCCAAATAATAAAGAATAGATCAATAGTAATTGCAAGAACAGAAGTTATAGCAGCAAGCAATTTGGGCAACAGAGCAGGTGCACTATCAACTGGATTGAAGCTAGATAAAGAGTGGATAAGTACAAGAGATAAAAGAACTAGATCAGCTCACGAAGCAGCAGATGGCCAAAGAACAAATATGGAAAAACCATATACAGTTATGGGTGAAAAATTAATGTTCCCTGGTGATACAAGTTTAGGTGCAGGAGGATCAAATACGATTCAATGCAGATGCACAGAAGGCTATCATGCGAAATAAGGAAGATGGATTTCATGAATACGATGTTTAAAATAATTTAGAAAGGAAGTGATATGGTTTGGATATAAATAGAATGGAGCCAAAATCGGGTAGGTATTTAAAAGAAAATAGTACAGTTGTAAACGTAATTGATTTAATTAGTGGAGAAACGGGTAAAGCGTTAAAGGTTGGTCAAAAAACGTGCAAAGCAGTTAAAAGTATTACAAGGCCAGCAAATGTAACTGCTTATGTGCCAGGACAAATATTAAATGCTGATGCAGCCACTACATTAATTGAGTTAGATTTTTCAGCATATGGTTTAGTAGCAGGAGATACAGTGGATTTAGAGTCAATCTCATTATCCAGTGATTGTACAAATGTTTTAAAAATTGCTTGTCAAATACATTTGTGTAATACAGCAACATTGCAAGGACAAACAATTACTGATGCAACAACATTTGTATTGAGTCAATCAGAATTGGCATCAAAATCAGAAGCACATTTTGAGGATGTTTCGAATGCTGTATTTTTATCATCTAATGCTTATAAAGTTGCTCAAATGGATGTTAGCCGAAAGGCTACATTAGGTGCTGGTGGTAAACTCTGGGCAGCGGTAATCATTTTAAACGCTTATATTCCTAAAAGTGGGGAGGCAATTACTCTCATTACAAAAGGGGTGATTGCATAATGAAAATATCGCAAGCTAAAAAGAAAGAAAAAGACTTAGCAATAAAAAATATAGCGGCTGCTTTTTCTTTAGCAAAAGAAGTACCCTATGCAAAAACATGGGGAACACTTAGAAATTATTCGGGGATTGAAAAGGAATTTGGATTCTGCGGTGATAACGCAGATCTTCTTAGTATGTATAATTTCTTGAAGCCAAATCTATCCCCAAAATATGGTGTTGATTTAAATGGAGATGGCAGAAGCGATGGGTGGGATCAACTAATTGAATCTGGAACGTGTCTAAAGTCTTGCATTAATGGCGCTCAGTATTTTAAGATAGTTAACACAACAGCACAATATCAAGGTATAGGCTTGCGAACAGCAAAGATTGATTTTTTGGTAGGTGATAGGGCAGATTTTGAGTTTACGTATAGAAATTTTTCTATTATTAGTGGTACAGCCACTATGCAATTAAATGTGGCTTATTATACTTCTGGTGATTCGTTAATTAAAATGGACTATATAAGCATAGCAAGCAGTACAACTCTAGCTGAAACTGTTTTTAAAACTTCCGTAATAATGCCCTTAACTTGTGCAAAAATAACCTTTGAGCCTCGTATGCAAGATAACGCAGTAGGCGGTGGAAGTGTTATTGAAGCAACATTTGTAGATTGCAAATGCTATAGAAGTCTCATATTAAAAGCTGATCCATTTTTTACTACTGATAGCAATGCAAATGGTGTATGCGACACTAACATAGTAAATTATCAAGGTAATACAGTTACTCCAACAATGTTAAGCAATGAGCAAAGATTCAATGTAACTAATGTAGTCAGTACAAATGGGATGGAGCTACAAACAAACAATTGGTGGATGCAATGCACGCCAAACCAAACTTATATTGTAAGCATAGAGGGAAAAACAGATACATCAGCAACAAGTCAAATTGGAATGTTTGTTAGTTTCTTTAATAACTCAGGAACCTATTTAAGTAGTGCACTTTCATCAAATTTTACAGGTGGAAATATATCGGGAAGCTCATCAAATAGTAATACTTTAGTAAAAATAACAGGCACAATCGTAGTTCCTGAGCTTGCAACAAGGATGATGGTTGCAGGATCGTTTAAAATGAATGTGTTGGGTGCATGCAATGTTAATTTTGTTTTTAGAAACTTTTTTATCCATGAGAATACTGTCAGTGGATTAGTGCCAAGAATAACAGATCAGAAAAATAAAAGAGAAAATTTAGTTCATTCTTTAACAGACAGAGATTTAAATGGTGTAAGTGATGGCTGGGGTGGGTATTTTTCTAACCTTAGCTATGATGGTGACTTAACTCTTTCTATGGAAGATGGAACACAAAAAATCTATACTACTAATACAGGTGGTGGGGTATCTAATTATGAGTTTACATGTGCTATAAATAATTTTCTACCGAATGAAACAATAACAGCCAGAGTAACAGGTAAAAATAGTGGAGATTCAAGAGTGCAATTAACAGTTCTATTTTTTAATGGAGCTAGTTTTATTTCGGCAAACAATACAACTGTTGCTGATTATGCTTCGTTTACTTCAATGTCCTTAACAGCTGTAGCTCCTGCAAATACTACAAAATGTTATATAGCAATAAAAAATTATATGAATGCAAACAATGGGGCAGGCACAGTTTGGTATAAAGATGTTTATGCATACAAAGATACAGATATTATTCAAACAACAGTAGGCTATATGCCAAAACTTTGCTTTACAAGCGATATACTCGGAATTTTTTATGATGGCGTAGACGATTTTTTACAAAGTGCTGATAATCCAAATTTAAAAGTAACTTCGGAAATGTCTATGTTGACTAGCTTTAAAGCGTCTTCGGCAGTTAATGGAACAGGCATGGCAGGATATGTTGGTAGTTCAGACGGGGATTATAAGTATATGTCGTATTTAACTACTAATTCTACTGGTATTAGTGGATACTGCAAAGCAACTAGTGGAGCATCTTTTGCTAATATGGCTCCAATAAATTATAATGATGGGAAATTTAAAACTTTAGTTCAATCATTTAATAAAGCACAACCAATTGATATTGTAAACAATCTATTAAGCAACAGCCAAGTAGGCATTGATGGAGATGAACTTGCAAGTACCTCGCTAGGTATTGATGGAAATGATCTTTCAAATATTCCTCTTGGAACTAGTAGTGATGGTTTAACAAGCACTGGCTGGGTGCACACAAGCAATGCAGGAATTACTGCAACACCATTAATAGAAGAAGCGGCACAAAAGGTATTATTGACAGCAAGCTCTAGTGTAGATAGATCAGCAATCAGTATTAGTGGAAGAAAACCATGTGTAGCAGGTGACACAATAACTATTAGTGCTCTAGGTAAAATTTTAAATTTAGTTGGCAGTTTAAAAATCCGAATAGAGATTGACTGGGCAACAGCAGTGAGTGGAGGATATCTCACAAGCTCATATGGAGCATGGATTACAAGTGCATCAGAGTTTGCGAATCTAACAGTAACAGGTGTTGTGCCAGCAACTGCAACATACCATAGCGCAATATTGGCTATTTACCCAAATGCAATAGGTAACACTGGTAATGTATGGTTTAAAAATGCAATTCTCAATAATGGTATTAGCGATGGATGGACTTTTGCAGAAAATGGTGTTACAACAGTATCTAAAAATATCAATGATTCTGCACAAAGAATTGCTATAGCGAATGCCAACGTAAACAATGCAACAGTTACGCTTACTAAAACAGTTATTAATGTAAGAGTAGGTGATATAGTTACTTTTACTTTGAAGTATAAAACTAATAATTGCTACTTTAGGTATGCAATTCAAGAGTTACCATCAAATGGTACCTTGATTGCTGCGAGTAACTACACAAGCGATGGTGTCTATACTACAGTAACCCATACATTGCCAATCGTAACTGCTGGGACTACAGCCGTAAATGTTATAGTTGGAGCAAGGGCTATTAACATTGGAGATACTGGTGAGGTTTGGGTTAAAGATACAGTAGTATCTAATGGCATTTCTCTTGGGTGGGTTAGTTATCAACTCAATCCAACAACATTTAGTATAGACAATGGGGCACAAAAAATACAACTAACCTCTAATTTAGGTAATGGAACAAGTTCAAGAATATATGGAAATGCTGTTACTTCAAATATATATGCCGGACAAAAGTTTACTCTTAGTGGGTATTATAAAAACGATACAGTTAATGCATCATTGGAGATTGATTTTTTAGATAGTGCAGGAACTGTGCTAAATTCACCTTCTATTATCACTAACAACACGCCTAATGCAGATTATGTGTTCGCAACTATTTCTGGAACAGCTCCTGCTAATACGGTAGTGGTTCAAGCGGTTTGCAAATGCTTACCTATATCGCAAAGTGCTGGTAGTGCTTGGTTTAAGGATTTAACTATGTATAAATCGGCTAGACCAAAAATACTTTTTGAAGGAAAAGAAGGAAACTCTTTTGCTGAATATAATGAGGACATTCTTACAACTGGGACTAGATTTTTAACAGGAAGTAAAGTTTTTGGAGGTTATTTCTGTGGGTATATAAATTCAGCAATAGTGTATAACAAAGATGTGCAAAACAAACTAAAACTATATATGAATCAAAAGAAAAGGTGGAATCCAAGCTTTAATAACGTTTATCAGAGCCAAGTTGTTTCAGACACTACCTCAACTTGGATGACAGTTAAGACTGATAATACAGGTACATCAGCTAGTAACCAATTTACATTACCACTTGAAAATGGTGGTGTATACAGCTTCACTGTAGATTGGGGAGATGGCACAACGAGTAGTACTATAACTATTTATAACGATTCACAAATTACACATACATTTGCTAATGGTGCAGGAACATATGATATTAAGATTACTGGAACCATAAGAGGATGGAGATTTAACAATGGTGGAGATTGTAAAAAGTTAACTGAAATTAAAAGATGGGGTGTTGGATTCAGACTTGGTAACAACAATGGTTATTTTTATGGTTGCTCAAATATGGTTGCATCTTATACAGATGTATTAGATATGACTGGCACAACAACAATGTTTAACGCTTTCTATGGTTGTTCATTGTTTAATGGCTTGATGAATATGAATACAGCAAGCGTCACTAATATGTCCGCAATGCTTCAAGGATGTGCGGCTTTTAATCAGTCAGTGGCAAGCATGAATATGGCAAGCGTCAGCACGATTAGAGAAATGTTCTATGGTTGCTCAATATTTAATCAATCAGTTAGTGGCTGGGTATTAACAAGCTGTACAAATTATACAAATATGTTTTTTGGTTGCTCAGCATTTAATCAACCCCTTGTGCCTTTTGATGGAAGCAATGTTACATCATATCAAAACATATTAATGAATTGTACAAATTGGTTACAAGATGTTTCAGGTTGGAGTTTTGCAGGGATTACAGGGGCAAATGCTAATGCTTTTTCTGGCGCTTTTACAGGTACTAAGCTTGCAAATTACGCAAGTGGGGATCAAATAACATGCAGAGCTTATTATAATGCATTGTTAACGAGCATAAACGCAAGAAGCACATCCACAGGGACACTTTTAAGCATTGGATCGTGCAAATATTCCGCGGGAACTCCTAACGGGCTAACCGCCAAAAATGCTTTATTAGCTCGCTCAACTCCTTGGACATTCACAGATGGTGGCTTGTATGTAATAACAGTCACAAATATTAGCCCATCAAGTGGAACAACAGCAGGAGGAACAAGTGTAACAATAACTGGAACAAACTTCACAGGGGCAACTTCTGTAACAATAGGTGGAGTGCCTGTTACTGGATTTACAGTTGTGAGTAATACAAGCATAACAGCTACAACACCAGCAGGAACAGCAGGGGCTAAAGATGTCGTAGTAACTACACCAGATGGAAGTGGAACAGGTACAAATCTATACACATATGTATAATGAATTAAAGGAGATGAAATAATATGATATTACAATGCTATACAAAGGCAAGATTACTTTCAATTTCACACGAAAGTTTTATAAATGAATTAGAAGCAAATGGGGTTAATTATGATCCAATTCATTTTACGGGCAGTTACTTATATGGGTGCATTAAGCACCCTGTAAGTGGTGAGCATGCTTTAGTAGTTAATGACCCCACTTATCTCCCAGAAGTTTTTAAAACTAGATTAACTGATGATGAAATCGCAAGAGATGAAGGATGGTTTGAAGTTCCAATCGTAGAAGATATAGAGTATATAGAGATGCCTGTAGAAGAACCACCAGTTATTGAAGAAAATGAGGAGGTGCCAATCAATGAATAAGAAAAGCGTAAAGTTGGAAGTAAAAGAATTAAATGATCAAGGTGAGTTTGTTGGATATGCTTCAATGTATGATAACACAGATTTACAAGGCGATATAGTTGAAAAAGGAGCGTTTACTAGAACTTTGCAACATAAAGGTGGTCAGGTAGTAATGTTATGGCAACATAAAACTGATGAGCCTATTGGAATAATGGAATTAGAAGACGGGGATAAGGGTTTAGTTGCCAAAGGCAAATTAAATATGGAAGTTTCAAGAGCAAAAGAAGCTTATGCTTTATTGAAGCAAGGTGCTCTAAAAGGAATGTCAATCGGATATGACGTTGTAAAACAAGCTTGGGAAGGTACTACTAGAAAATTAAAAGAGGTTAAGCTGTGGGAAGTATCACTCGTTACTTTCCCAGCTAATCCACTAGCAACAGTTGTTGGAGTCAAAGATATGGAAGGTAAAGATTTTAATTCGGAGTTAACATCAACTGAAATTGAAAGAGATTTAATGGAGCGTCGTTGGACGATGGAAGATGCAATAAGAAAGATAATATACAATATGATGGATGACTCTACAATGCAACCTGATGAAAGATTATTGAACTTAAGTATTAGCATAGACCAATACAAAACGGCAATGCTAGAGTGGTTCAAGGAGTATTTCGCAGCAGGCGTAAATGAAGTAACACAAGGGCGAAATATTGCAATGGGTAAGAGTGCAAAGGCAGGAAGAATATTATCTAGCAGTAATTTAAAGTTAATTGAAGAAGCAATGACAGCTTTGCAAGCCCTTCTAAGTGCAGCATCACCAAAAGACTCGAGCGAAGGCTCCTCAGATGGTGGTAAAAGTGCAAAAGAACTCGGCAAAAACAAAGTTGATGACATAGAAATGAAAGAGTTGTTTAGTTTTATAAAAGAGTTAAAAAAATAATAATTAATTGGAGGATTTGAAAAATGGATATCAAAGAAATAAAACAAGAATTGGGTAATGTAGTAAGTCAATTTAGAGATATGGTAGATAAGCAAGAAGCAGAAATCAAGAAATATGGTGAGGCTTCTGGCGAAACAAAATCAGCAATTGACAAAATGAATGAAAGAATGAATCAACTTGAAACAAAATTGAATAGACCAGCCGTCAGTGCTGCAAGTGCGATTGATGCAGAGCAAGCTGAAAGAAAAGCAGCTTTCAATGCGTTTTTAAGAAAAGGGCTTGATAAAATGACACCTGAGCAAATAAAAACAATGACTGTATCAAATGATGCAACTGGTGGCTATTTAGCTCCAACAGAAATGCTTAACGAAATGCTTAAAAATATTGTTGAGTTTTCACCAATACGAAGCGTTGCTAGAATAAGAACAACAAATTTAAGAGCTGTTAAAATTCCAAAGAAAACTGGGAATGTTTCGGCTGCATGGGTTACTGAAATTGGTGCAAGACCTGATTCACAAAGTGGCTTTGCTTTTGGGTTAGAAGAAGTTCCAGTTCACGAAATGTCAGGCTATGTTGATATTTCAAATCAAGATTTAGAAGACCCAACATACAATTTAGAGCAAGAGTTAAATTTAGAGTTCTCAGAGCAATTTGGTAAAGCCGAAGGAACAGCATTCGTTGGAGGAAATTCAGTTGGAAAGCCTCAAGGTATTTTGTTTAATTCGTCTGTATTATCGGTTAATAGTGGGGCTGTAGCAACAATAACAGCAGATGGTTTAATTGATCTATTGTTTGCTCCTAAAACTGCTTATGCTTCTAATGGAAAATTTTTGTTAAATAGACCAACCTTGAAAGAAGTAAGACAGTTAAAAGATGGAAATGGCCAATATTTATGGCAACCAGGCTTGCTAGTTGGTAAGCCAAACAGCATATTAGATAAAGAGTATATTGAATGTATCGATATGCCAGATGAAGGTGTAAACACATATCCAATAGCTTTCGGGGATTTCAAAAAAGGTTACATGATAATTGATAGATTGATGATGGAAATGATGAGGGATCCTTACACACAGGCAACAACTGGCACAACTAGATTTATTGCTAGAAAAAGAGTTGGTGGCCAAGTCATTCTTCCGGAAGCAATATATAAATTGAAATGCAGCGTATAATAAAGGAAGGGAGGGCAATATAAATGTATAATGCTAAGAATTATGAGCAACAAGGTGGAGAAAGAACGGTTATAGGCGGAGAAATTGATATTATTTCTGGAGGAGTTTTAAAAATTGCTGGTGCACAAGTAACAGCATCAGCTGCAGAAATTAACAAAGCAACTTTATTGGCTTCTACAGATAGAGTAACTAAAATAGTTAAAGTTGCCCTTGGAGCATTAGATGCTGGTGGTGGAGTTTTAGCTTGGGCAAATCCTGAGTCAACATCAATTATAGTTACAAGATTAGTTTTAGATATTACTACAAAAGCAACTGGAGCTTGTACATTAGATGCAGGTACAACTGCTTCTAGTGCAACAACTGTGGTTGACACATTGATTGACGGAGTGGATGCAGGTACAGCAATTGGAACATTTGATAATATATCAGATGCAAGCACTAATGGTAAATCAAGACAAAAGCTAGCTACAGGAAAATGGGTAACAGTTTCAATGAAAACTGGGGCCGCTGCTGGGATAGTAGGATTTGCTTACATTCATTACAATACAATATAATTAATTTTTAAGGGGGATATTATGAAAGATTTAAAAAACAATTTAGGTTCGGTTTTGCTTCAAACTCCAGCAGATATTGGAGCTGTAGATGCTTATTCAAATTTATTAGATTTGCAAGGGTTTGAATCGGCGCAAATTACTGTTTTAGTGGGGCTAGTTACTGGTGGTGATGGCACAAACAAATTAGATTTTGTTATTCAAGAAAGTGATACTACAGCAACAGGAACATTCACTGCAGTAGCATCAACAGATTTGATGGGTTCATTTACTCAAAATGCAGGCACAGATAATTACAGAGAATCCGTTGGGTATGTTGGAGCAAAAAGATATATTAGGGTAAAATTTGATTTTACAACTCCTGGTGGTGGAGCAGCTATTTCGGCAGCAATTGTTGGAGTTCTTGGCCTTTTAGGAAATCCAAGAGTATATCCAGTTGTTTCACCTGCAGCAGTAGCAGCAACTTAAGAAAGGAAGATTAGATGAGCAACTTTAGAGTAAAAATATTAAAAACTACTAAAGGCTCACCTGATGGAATACAAGTAATTGAATACAAGGAAGGAGCAATATATGAATGCCCAAATCAAATTGCTCCTTCACTTGTAGAAATATTTGTTGAACATGGATGGGCTATTAAAGGGAAACAGCCAGTTAATCCAGTTGACTCAGAGCAAGATAAAAATGAAGTAATCAATAATAATATTGTTGGTGAAAATAAAATCAAAGAAGAGTCGCCTAGGGGTGTTAAGAAAGTTTTCAACAAAAATAGAAAGTAGGTGAATGAATGTTCGCCAAAGTAATATTAGAGCCATCAGCAGAGCCATTATCATTATCAGAAGTAAAATCTTTTTTAAGGTTAGATAGTAATAGTTTTGAAGATGACACAAGTTTAAACCAAAGTATACTAGTTGGTAATCACATAGTAGCGGCAAATTATACGCTGATAGGAAATTCAGTTGATATATTGGGGTGCATGGCACTCGTAACTTTAAACTCGGGAGCAAATGGAACAAGTGGGACAGTAGACGTAAAAATTCAAGAATCAGATAATAATTCTACATGGACAGATTTTGCTGGAGGAAGTTTTACACAAATAACAACAGTTAATGATAATGCTGTGTATGAAAAATTATATACTGGTGTAAAAAGATATATAAGGGCAGTTGCAACTGTAGCAATATCAGCTTCAGATTTTTCAGTTGATGTAATAAAAAATTTAGCCACCAACGTTGAAGATAATATTTTAACTAATATTATTGTTTCTGCAAGGCAAGCTGCGGAAAACTTCATTAGAAGGCCTTTGATGACGCAAACATGGAAATGCATATTTGATGAAACGCCAAGTAAAATTTTAGAGTTAGAAATGGCAGCACCATTGCAATCTGTTTCTTCGATAAGTTATTATAATTCAGATAACGTTGAAGTGGCTATTGCGACAACGAATTTTATTATTGATACAGTTTCAGAGCCTGGCAGAATATGCACTAAAAGTACATTTACTTGGCCTAGTGATCCTAGAGAATTAGCAGGCTACCAAATAACTTATGTTGTTGGATATGGTGACGCAGAAGATGTTCCTAGGAGAATAAAAGAAGCAATGTTGCAAATAATTGGGCATATGTACGAAAATAGACAAAGTCAAGAAATGCCACAACAAGCTTTGCGAATGTTAGAAAACTATAAAGTTATTAGAATATAGGTGATGGCATGAAGTTTGAAACTTTAAACGAAAGAATAACGCTTCAAAAAGAGATAAAAGTTTTGGATTCTTTAGGCGGGGCAGTTACTTCTTGGGTAGATATTGCAACGATATGGGCAGGTATAATTGAAGAATTAAGCAACGATACAAGCAAAGAAAAAGATCAAGTTCAAAGCTTTATAAAAGCAAAAATAACAATAAGGTTTAGAACTGGAATATCTACTTTGCAAAGGGTAAAATATGGCAATAGATATTTCTCTATTTTATCTGCAATAAATAAGGACGGAAAAAATGAACAATTAGTTTTAAAATGTAAGGAGGCGCCATCATGCTAATAAGGGTAGAATTGAATGGGGCTAATTATGCAAGAAGAACTTTATTTGGATTGAGTAGTAAAGTTAAACAAAAAATTAACCAAGAGACTATGAAATCAGCAATAAATATACAAACGCAAGCTAAAAGGTTATGTGCTGTAGATACTGGTAGACTCAGATCAAGTATAATGGTGCAACGCTTAGATAAAGGTTTAATTTCTATTGGAACTAATGTAACATATGCTCCTTATTTGGAGTATGGAACAAGAAGGCAAAGAGCGCAACCATTTTTAACGCCAGCATTCAATCAAGAAAAGCCAAGATATATTGAGGCTATTAAAGAATTAACAAAGTCCAATGCATTAGAAAGATTGCTTGGTATACGATAATGAGCTCAATATATGCAGTACAAGCTGCGATATATGCGACTCTTACAGTAGATTCTCAATTAATGGGCTTAGTAAAAGGTGTATTTGATGACGTTGAAAAAAACCAACAATTGCCATACATTACTTTTGGTCAACATGCGGAATTTAGGTTAGATACGTTTGATAAAATAGGAAAAGAAGTTGAAACAGAGTTGCACATATGGAGCTCATATAAAGGCTTTAAGGAGTCGCTTGATATAATCAATAGAATTAATTCTTTGCTTGATTATCAAGCTTTAAGCGTCTCTGGCAATACATTAGTGTATTGTAGACTTGACGAAGTAATAAACACGAGAGATCCCGATAAAATAACAAGACATTCAATAATTAAAGTAAAAACAGTTGTCCAAAAGACATGAGGTGAAAAATGAATCAATCAACTATAAAAATAGTAATAAACTTATTATTAGCAATTCAAAATTTATGTGCTGCAGCGATTGAAGCAATATCGCAAGAGCAAGAAATAAAATGTGATCACAAGAACAAAATGAGCACGACAGTTATGGGTGGGCCCATTTCTTGGATGTGCTCAGATTGTGGAGAAAATTACACAGATAAATAAGGAGGAAATAAAATGTATAAAGGTAAATCGTCTTTAGTTCAAGTAGGTACAGATAACACAACTTGGAATACTGTTGCAGAAATGAATGATTTTTCGCTGAGTTTTAAAGGTAATAATATAGATTCAACAGTTTTCGCAGATACTTATGTAGGCAGAGTTCAAGGTTTAAAAGACACATCATATAAGTTTTCGGGTTTTTGGAAATATAACGATGCTACCGGGCAAGTAGTAATACAAAATGCTTTTTTAAACGATACTGCATTGTATGTAAAAATATTGCCTGATGGAACAAATGGATGGAAGCAACAAGTTAGAGTTTCTAATTTTGAAATAAGTGCCGCAGTTGATGGTGGTGTTGAGGTGTCTTTTGACCTTGAAGGCACTGGTGCTGTTACAGCACAACCATAAGGAGGTGATTTAAATTGATAGCAGGACGAAAAGCGCAAGTTTATGTAAGCGGAGTTGCTACTGCTTTTGTAGGTGAAGCAACAACAAATGTTGCAGCTGATAATAAAACTTATCAGGTAACAGATACGGTAAAACAAGTTTTTGATAGAAGTAACACAGTCAGAGTGCACGTGTTAGGAACAAATGGAACGGCTACTACAGGAACAACAACTACAACTGTTAAATTAACAACTCATGGCTTAGTTAATGGCGATCTAATAGTAAATACAACAAGAGGCAATGCAGCAAGGATTATCACTTATGTGGATGTTGACACATTTACAGTAACAGCGATAACATCTCAAGCGTCAGGCGACACCTTACAAAGATGGCCTTCGGCTGCAACAACTCTATATGCCTTGAATAGGTTAAAAGGCCAAGTTGTTTTTGCTTCAGCAACTTCAAGAACTGTGAGAATTTCTGGAGATTATTTGCCAATGTCAGTCGCAGCTGAAGCTAAAGGATATTCATATTCATTAAAAGCGAATAATGCTGATAATACAGTTTTTGGTGCTGTTTGGGTATCTAGAGCACAAATATTAAAAGATATATCAGGAAAGTTAGAAGCGTTTTATTTAAATAGTTATTTTGTAGACGCTTTAGCAGCTGGGGTGCCAGTAGTTATTGAACTTTGGACAAACTCGGCTCTCTCATCTGATATAAAAATTTGGGGACTTATAGCGTCAGAAGAAATAAGTGCGGCTGTAGATGGATTAGTAGAAGAAGGAGTCGATTTTGAAGGTGCTCCCGATATAGATGGCAGATCTGTTTCAATAGGTTAGTATAAAATCCTGTGATATAAAAATTATCACAGGATTCTTTCAATTAAATAAAAAATATTAAAGGAGAAAAAGTTATGAATTTAAGAGAAAAAATATTAAATATGAGTGATGTAAAAAAAGAATTAGTTGAAATTGAAGAATGGGAATGCAAAGTTGAAGTTAGAAGTTTATCAGGAAAAGAAAGAGCAAAAATATCAAGCAGTGCCGTAGATGGTAATGGAAAAGTAGATATGGAAAACATGTATCCAACAATCTTGATAGCGTCTTGCTTTGATCCTGAAACTGGTGAAAAGTTATTTACAGAAGGGGATAGAGATATTTTAAATACAAAAAATGCTTCAGCTCTAGAAAAGATTGCAGTAGTTGCAATGAGGCTTTCAGGGCTTAGCCAATCAGCAGAAAAACAAGCAATAAAAAACTAGAAACGCACCCCGAATTAATGTTTTATTATGATTTAGCGGAGAAATTGGGGTGCACAGTAGATCAATTGCTTTCTAATATAACGTCAGAAGAAATAACATATTGGAAAGCTAGAAGAATAATAAAGAATGAAGAGCAACGAAAAGCAGAGAAAGCAGGAAGGAGGTAAATGTATGGGACTAGGGTTAGAACTAATCTTGGGGGTTGACATATCTGCCTTAAGCTCAGGTTTTTCTAGAGCAAGCGACCAATTGCAAGCTTTTTCAGATAGAATACAAGAAACATCAAGTAACTTTATGACAGTAGGAAAAGTCGCAACAGCTGCAGGCTTAGGCATAGCAACTGGTTTAGGAATTGCTGTAAAAAAAGCTGCGGATTTTGAAGAACAATTATCAAGTATAAAAGCTGTTACTGGCTCAACAGAAGCTCAAATGGAAAGCTATAAAAAAATAGCAATTCAAGCTGGGATAGATACTAAATATTCAGCTGTTGAGGCGGCAAAAGGGATTGAAGAACTTGCAAAAGCAGGCGTATCAACAAAAGACATTGTAGGTGGTGGGCTAACAGCGGCGTTAAATTTAGCAACAGCTGGAGATTTGGATTTAGCCAGTGCTGCAGAGATCGCGTCTACAGCACTTAATGCCTTTAGAGACGATAACTTGTCAGTAGCAGATGCAGGAAACATACTTGCAGGAACAGCTAACGCATCTGCTACTTCTGTAATTGAATTAAAGTCTAGTTTATCTGCAGTAGCTTCAGTTGCATCGGGTATAGGAATGACTTTTAAAGATACTAATACGGCTTTAGGAGTTTTTGCAAATAACGGGTTAAAAGGTTCTGATGCAGGAACGTCTTTAAAAACAATGTTAATGAACCTACAGCCAAATACAGATAAAGCTGCTCAGCTATTTAAGAAGTTACACTTAACAACGGCTCAGGGAGGAAGTGCTTTCTTCGACGCTAGTGGAAAACTAAAAAGTTTATCTGATATAGCTGGACTACTACAGAGTAGCATGTCTGGGTTGAATCAAGCTCAGAGAATGCAGGCAATGCAAACAATGTTTGGGTCAGATGCAATTAGGGCATCTAACATTCTGTTCAAAGAGGGCGCAAAAGGTGTCGCCAAGATGCAAGCAGAATTATCTAAAGTAACTGCAGCACAAGTTGCAGCCGACAAAATGAAAAATTTAAATGGAGCAATGGAACAATTAAGTGGATCATTTGATACAGCACTTATAGCAATAGGAACAGCCTTTTTGCCAGTATTAACTCAGTTAACTGCTTTGATTCAAAAAGGTGTTGATATGTTCAATAAGTTATCACCATCAATGCAAACTAACATAGCGATAGCAGCTGCAATTACTTCAGGAGTTTTATTGTTAGGTGGAGGATTGGCTCTTTTAATTGGATTCTTGCCGATGATAACGGCAGGTTTTGCTTCTTTAAGTGGCGTTATGGCTGTATTAACAGGGCCTGTTGGATTGACTATAGCCGCAGTTGTTGCCCTAGGTGCTGGACTTGTTTATCTGTGGAATACTAACAAACAATTCAAAGATGGTGTAATGAAACTTTGGAATGAAATAAGTTATGAATTGGGCAATTTATCTAAATGGTGGAATAGCGTATGGCCAGGAATCAGCAAAACAATAATGGATGTATGGAACAAAATAGTTGGTTATGTTGGCCCAATAGTGAAACAAGTGTGGGCAATTATATCGTCTCAATTTACTCAATTGCACAGTTGGTGGTTGAAAATATGGCCAGACGTAAAGTTAGCCTTTGAAAATGTCTGGAATGCGATAATGGCTTTTGTAAAACCGCTTTTGGCAGGATTAAAGACTATTTTCGATGCTTGTTGGAATAATATTGACAACATAATAAAAACAGCAATGCGAACAATAACAACAGTAATTATTGCTGGGTTTGATATCGTAAAAGGTGCTGTAGAATTAGTTGTTAATGTTTTAACTGGTAAATGGAGTAAGGCGGGCGAAAGTT